ATGAACAGCACGGCTGGTGCCCTGCGTGGCGCCAACTGGTTCAAGTCGAGCTACAGCAACGACCAGGGCGGCAACTGCGTGGAGGGCGCCCGCCTCGCCGGCGGCGGGATGGCCGTACGGGACTCCAAAGACCCTGCCGGCCCCGCGTTCGTCTTCGAGAGCATTGCGTGGGAGTCCTTCGTCGCAGTGGTCAAGGAAGGGGGGCTCGGCCACGGCAGGTGAGGGCTGATCCTGCGATGGCACGGGCCACCCCGCCTCACTGGCGAGGTGGCCCTCCTGCTCGTCGCGGCGCTCCTGCACCGTCATCACAGACCTAGCCTGCGGCTTCGGACGGTTCGTCGTACCCGTCCACATAGATCCTGCCGCTCAGGTGTGCGGCGATTTTCCCGACACCCCGCTCGATCCTGTAGCGCACGGCCCGGCCGGTGACACCGTCGCGGGCCGCGATCCGGTCGTCAGGCCAGTCCAGGGCATACCGCAGGAACAGGGCCCGGCGCTCGCGCAGGTCAAGCGGACAGCCGACCCAGGCTCGGCGGATGTCCGCGAGGTGTGCGAACAGAGTGTCCGACGCCCTCTTGTCGACGCTGCCCTTGGGCATGTCCGCGTCCGGGGCAGTTGGGCTTCGGATGCCGTACGCGGCCTCGGCGTCCCACACTGCTGGCAGGAGATGCTCAACAAGACGCCGGTCATACGCGCTCAACGACGGCTCCCTCCGCTCGACTCCGGGTCGCCTCGTACGAGAGGTGCGTGCCGCGATGTTTCGCCTCGGTCAGCCAGCGGTCGCGGAGTCTCTGTGAAAGCCAGCGGTGCAGCAGGCCGGGGCCTGCGTCACCGAGGATGCGCCGCACCTGGCCAGGGCGCTCGGCGGCGACCATGACCGCTTCCTGGTAGGCGTCCTCGTACTCCAGCGTCAGGCCGTAGTCACGTGCGAAGGCCCGAGCGACGGCTTGTGCGACGCTCTCGACCTGCGGCTCGGCGAGGACGGACCAGTCGACGCCCGGGGCGGCTTCGGCTGATTCGAGGTCGGCGAGATGCAGACTCATCGGACCACTTCCTTCACGGGCACCTGACCGTCGCGCGTCACGGCGACGATTAGGCCCGGCGCTCCCGTGGTGCCCTTGGCGTGCCGCCACCACGTCGACTCGCTCTCCATGGCCGGGGGCTGGAGGAACGTCCTCGGGCCGTCTGTGTCCACGAACTCGTGGTGCAAGTGGCCGGCAAGGAGAATGTCCGCCTGGTGCATGGCGGACTCCTTGTTGAACGCCTGGCCACGCCACCAGTCCCAGTGCTTCCCCGGCCGCCACTGGTGCCCGTGGGCGTGGGCCACCACGCTGCCGGAGCAGTTCACGACAACGGTGAGTTCGTCGGTGTCCGGGACGTAGCACTCGACGTGCCCGTACAGCTCCGGATTCAGCTCCAGGGCGTCACGGACAGAGATCAGGGCCTCGGTGTCGTGCGAGTCGTCGTAGCGGGTCACTCCGCGTCCGGCGAAGCGCACAGCCTCGCCGTGGTTGCCTGGCACGGCCGCCATGGTCACCCGCTCCGCGAGGGGGGCCATCGTCATCGCGGCGTGCAGCATCACGCGACGAGTGAGGCGGATCTGCTCGGTGAGGGTGAGCTGCGTCCTCCAGGCGTTCGCTCCGCCCTGGGACTGGAACCCCTCGATGTGATCGCCGAGCCAGCCGAGGTGGACGTGTCCGATGGGGAACCGTCTGCGGTACACCTCCAGCAGGTCGGCCGCCTGGTTTAGGCAGTCGATCGTGCGCTGGAGGGTACCGGCCGGACCGTCCCCGTCGAGCTTGCCGAACTGCATGTCCCCGAGCGCGATGATCAGGGAGTGGTCGCCCTGGGGTAGGCCACCCGCCGGCCAGCGCGGCTCGTAGGTCTCGACGGCCTGGACCAGTTCGCTGATGTCGGGCGGGTCCTGCTGGGGCTTCAAGGCGCGGGCGAAGGAGAACCGGGTGCTGAGGCCGATCTCGCCGCCCGGCATTGTCCACTCCGAGGACCGGAAGCCCTTCACCTCCCACTCGGCCGGGTCGAGGCCCTGCGCCTTGAGGCAGGCCGCAGCGCTGCCCTTCGGGTCCATTTCGGCGGGGCCGCGCACGGTCACTTCGGCGGCGTCGCCGGTCACCTCGACCTGGCGGGTGAAGTCTCGCTCCGGATCGGCCTGGCGGGTCGGTGTGGCCGGGCCTACGGGCTTCGAGAGAAGGGCATCAAGGAGGTCACTCAAGTCGGTTCTCCTCTTCCTGGCGCAGTCGGCGCCGGTATGTGCGGATGGTGGAGGCGGACACGTGGTGTCCGTAGCGGGCGAGAATCCAGACGAGGTCTTCGGCAGCCGTCCCTCCTCGGAGGTGACGGCCGAAGTGCTCGCGCTCAGCGGGGTCGAGCGCTTCCCAGATGCCGACGAGACGCGGTCCTGGCTGTCCTGGCAGCTCTTCTGTCACGCGGACTCCTCGTCAAGGGACTCCGCGGCCGTCACGGCAATGGCGGCCAGCCGAACGAGTCCGGCCCGAACGAGTCCGGCGTCGGGCTCGGCGAGCGTCCGATACGCCTCTGCCAGGAGGGCCGAGTCCCAGCCGGGAACCCCGTCGTACTTTCGGGCGGTGTCAGCGGCCCTCCAGCGGTTCGCCTCTCGCTCGTGATGAGCCTGACCCTTGAGCGGGTTGCGCCCTCCGGCGATAGGCATGGCCAGGCCCGTATACGCCTTGCGCGCTGCTTTCACCTGGGCGAAGAGAGCAGTTGTCGGGTCTGCCCTGCGTCCGGGCCTCTTCGCTGGTGCCTGCTTGTCGGCCTGTTCAGTCATGTCGTGCTGTTCTCCTTGTCGATGACGGGTGTTTGGCTAGGTGGCCAGGGCGTACGCCTGCGGGTTGCGAGTGGCGGACGGGCACAGCGAGAGCAGAGCGTCAGCGCCTCCGGCGACGTAGGTCTCGGTCACGTCGCCGTCGCGGAGCCGAACTCCTTGGGCGGTGCGCAGGGACCGGCTGATGCGGGTCACGAGTTCCGCTCCGGCCTCGTCCGGGTCGCCCCAGACCCAGACGCGCGAGAAGCCCGCCAGCATGCGGCGGTGCCGTGGCTGCCAAAGAGCCGCCCCCGGAACCCCGATCGCGTGGAGGCCGACCCTGCGGAGCGTGAGGGCGTCGAGCTCGCCTTCGGTCACGTGGATCTCGTCGCTCGCCCGGTGGATGGCGTCCACGCCGTACAGGCGGGGCGGATCGTCCTTGAGGGTGTTGTACTTCCCGTGCTGAAAGGCCCGATGGTCGTGCTCTTCCAGGCAGCGGAACCGAACGGTGAGCGGGTGCCCGTCATGAGCGAGGTACGGGATCGCGAGGCGCCCGACCTGGCGCTCATGGCCCGGATAGGGATCAGCGACGACGCCAAGCCGGTACGTAGCCGCCTCGGCCTCGGTGATGCCGCGAGCGCGAAGGAGCTGCTCGGCGTGCGGTGTAAGAGCTGCCTGGTATGTGCTGGTCGCCTCCTCCAGCATGGCTCGCTGCGAGGGCGAGAGAGGCCGCAAGGGCTCGCGCTCCGGGGAAATCTGTCTGCTCCTTCAGCATCATCAGCGTGTAGCTGTCGCCGCCCTCGCCGCATGAGTGGCACTTCCACAGGTCGCGGTCGAGGCGGTACGAGAACGAGGGGGTGGTGTCGTCGTGGAGCGGGCAAGGGGCCATGCCGGTATTCCGCTCCGGGTTGAAATCGACGTCGTAGTGGTCGAGCACTGCCGCGAGGGCTGGCTTCTCGTGCTCCTGGTCCTCGGAGCCGTTGCGGAGACGCCCGATAATCACGGCAGCATCCATCCGTCGAGGTCGGCGGTAAAGATCTCGAAGAACTCCTCCAAGTCCATGAGGAGTTGGGCGTCGAACTCCGCATCGTTGAGGCAGTCGAGAAACGCCTCGAACCCGAAAACCTCCTCGGCCGGCATCACGCGATGCGCTCCCCGCGGAAAGAGCGGGAGTGCGGGTCGTAGCCGAGCTCGCCGAGGCCCTGCGGCGTGCCCAGGTCGTCCAGCAGCTCGACGAGCTCACGGCTGATGCGAGCCTGCTCCTCCACCTCCTCGTACTGCCTCACGGGGCCGCCTCGGGGTGGAGGTCGAAGAACTCCTCAACCGTGCTCAGCACGTACGCCTGTCGCCAGCTCGCCCCTCGGCGCCGAACGATCACGACGGCCTCGACATCGCGAGGGTCGTGCCCCCGATGGCGGGCGTAGTTGTCCCGCTCGCGAAGGGCCTCCTTGATGAAGGTCCCCGGCTCGAACTTCGCGTTCTTCGTCTCGGCAATCAGGAACGGCCGGTGCCGAACCGGCTGGCGGCGAATCACGTGGTCGCCCTCGTCCTCTGTGCCGGTCAGGCGAAGTCGCTCGATGTCGTATCCGGCCTGGCGGAGCTCGTCGCGGAACTCGGCCTCCCAGCGGGCCCCGGCTCGCTTATTGCGGCGGTTGCGCACAGCGATATTGCTCAACTCTAACAATCCTTACTGCTTCAGCGTGTCCAGTGGCGTCCACTGGCGCGGTGCGAGCTTGGTGAAGCGGGTGATCTCCGGGTGGCAACGCAGGGTGGCGAACCGGCGCGCGGTCGGGTCGCACGCGCCCATGCGCTGCTTGATCACCGCGATCTTGAATTCGAGGCTAGTCGGGTCGAGCGCGACGGACAGGCTCAGTTCGGGCTTCTCCGACAACCCGCCCTTGACTTGGTCGCGGGACGGGGGCGCCCACGGGTCGCTCTTGGCCTCCCAGGACTTGTCCGAGGCGTGGTGCAGGACGATCACTGTGGCTCCGGTCGCGCGAGCCAGCTCGGTGAGCCCGGACATGACGGCCATCTGCTCGGTGTAGTCGCTCTCGGCGCCCTCGAAGTCCATCAGGTTGTCGAAGACCAGGAGGGCCGGATAGTCGTCCCAGAGCTCGACGTACGCCTCCAACTCCTCGTCCACCGCACGCCAGGTGATAGGGCTGCCGAACGAGAACGTGATGCGCGATCCACTCAGGGCGTTGAGGTATGTCTCGCGGTAGCGGCCCCCGGCCCCCATGCCGGCCTCGACCATCTCTGTCGTGTCGCCGGTCGCCATGCTGGCGAGGCGGCTGCTCGCGGTGAAGGCGGACATGTCCGCCGAGAAGTAGAGCGTCGGCAAGTTCATCTGGGCGACCCAGAACAAGGCGAGTCCGCTCTTCTGGGTGCCGGACCGCCCGGCGATCATGATGACCTCGCCGTGACGTGGGCGGCAGCCGATGTTGTAGAGGGCTTCGAAGGCATCGACGCGGGGCAGCTCCTTGCCTGCCTCGGCGTGCAGAGTGAGGGATCGTGTGGGGGTGAGCAAGCGTGGTTCTCCTCTCGCCCGCCGGGGGCGGGGGCGACCGTGACGGTCGCCCCCGCTTGGCGGTGTGCCTCGGTCAGTCGAAGTCGGGTGCGTCGGCGACGGCCGCCTCGACCGCCGCGTCACGCTGCGCGGCGTACGTCATGACCTGCTGCCGTATGGCGGGGTCGTTGATCTGCTTCCAGACCCAGAACGGGTTGCCACCGGGCTTGGAGCTCGGCACGTGGACGACCGTCGCGAGGATGCCGCTGCCAACGGCGTTCTCCAGGTCGCGGGCAAGAACGGTCTGTTCGATGCGCATCCCCTTCGAGACCTCGGGCGCGAGCCGGTCAAGGTGCTCCGGGGTCTTGAAGACGGAGACATCGCACAGGGCGCTGTCCTTGGGCCCGTTGGGCGTGGGGCGCTGCCGGTCCCACTGGTGGACCTCGACGAGGATCGCTACGGCATCAGCGACCTCGCGGGGCTTGAACCATCCGCCGCTGGCGGTCGGGATGTCCATGAGGTTTAGGGGCACTACTGATCTCCACTCTGTCGGTGAACGGTGTACGGGAAACGGCAGGAGGGGTGCGGCCTGAAGGAGCCCGCCGCGATGGACATGGCCACCGCCGCGCCGAGGAGTCGTCGCTTCACGGCTTCAACTCCCGTCCGCGTGCTTTCCAGGCGTCCATGACGGCCTGGTCGGAGAAGGCGGCCTGGTTCTCGGCCCAGAGCCGTCGCAACGCGTCGGTCGTGGCGCACGCGGCGATCTGCGTAAGCAGCGCACCGTTCTCGCCGCCTGCTGCCGGCTGGGTGGTCGAGCTGCCCGGTGGGGAACTCGCCTGGGTCTGGGGCACAACGTGCCCGCCCAGGCCCTTCATGACCACGGTCGCGCTGCGGGCGAGCTGCCCTGCCTCGACGGCCAGCTCATAGAGAGCCAAGCTAGATACACTATTGCTATCGAAGCCGAATGCGCTTGCGATGCCGCCATGGACATCCCGTTCGATGCCGCAGAACGAAATCTGCGGGTCGGTGGCCGCTTGGCCGCACGTGATGCTGACGGTGACAGGCTGGCCCTCGGTGGCCATGGATGCACCCCTTCCCTTCGCGCGGAGGGCCTCTCGCCCACCCGCTGCATCAACTATATCAATACTTTCCGGCGAACGGAACCAGAGATCCCTTAGTTCCCCTCGCGCGGCGGATGTCCAGCGCCAGGCGCGCAGTCTCCCAGCCGACTCGCAGGTCAGCCCAGTACAGGGTGCATCGCGCCTCACCCGCTGGCAGGTGGATGATGATGCCCCACTCCTGCGACACGGCAGGCATGGGCGAGTAGGCGGTCGCGGCGAGGTCGGCCGGCACTTCCCTCTTCTTCCAGGCGGCGAGCGCTCGCGGGGACCTGCCGTCAACGGGGAAGACGCTGTGGTCGTACAGCTCGCCTCGCGAGTACACCGCGAGCTGGGTGGCCATCTTGAGGCCCCCGTACTGCACTGATCCGGTCTTCAGGTCACCGACGTACAGGCCCGAAACAGGTCGTCCGTCCGGCCCTGGTCCCTCGTACCGCAGGACTCGGTCGAACGTCCCACCGACCTTGAGTTCGTCGACGACGACAAACTGTTCCATCGCCATCACGTCGAAGCCCACCGTGGCCATCTTGTAGGCCGCCATGTCCGCGAGATCTGCCGATGCGGTTCCGTGCGGGAGCTCCTCGCCTCGGTCCACGTACTCGGAGAGCGAGTGCAGGTGGGTACCGCGCTCCCGCTTGACGTTGGCGCCCGCGCGAGTGACTGCCCGCTCGGCCAGGGCGTCGAGGGCCGACTTCCCCTCGCGGGTCTCGGGGTTCAAGTGTTGCGCCTCGTCGAGGAGTGACCGCTCGCGCGCTGCCCCGAGCAGCGTCATGCGCTTGCCCCAGGCCGCGAGTGCGGTCTTGTCCTCGATGCAGTCGATGTACGTGGTCGTGCGCGTCAGACTTTGCGGTCGGCCGCCACCCTTGGGGATGACGAGGGGGCGCCCCCACCCATCTCGGGGGACGGTGCTGTGCGTGGGGAGGTCGATCAGCTTGATGGAAGTCTCCTTGTCGTCAGGCTGCGGACTGGAGGTACAGGCGTACCGAGTCGTCGGCCAGCAGGTCGGGCGTACAGGCGTCCTGGTCGAGCAGGGCCAGGCCGCGATCCTCGGCGGCGCTCAGGATGCGCCGCAGGTGCGTGGGAGGGTGATTCGGACTCGCAGTGATGTGGTAGTCCCAGGACTCGTGGTCCACGTACAGCGTGACCCCGGGCAGGAAAACGATCTCTGCGGTCTTGAGCGGCTCGTCTTGGACGGCTGCGCCCCCGTTGTGTGCCATGCACCAGCTCCCCTCTTCCTGGCAGGCGCATCGCCATGCGCCCGCGTTCGAACATTGGTGCGAACACTGTATGGATCTTGCCTGTGACCGTCGGCTAGGTCAACCCTTGCAAACGTATCCTGAATCACAGGCTCCGGTTGGGTGGATTTCACCTCGCGAAATGAGTGGACGCGGCCCGCTGGCCTGTGGTTTCTTGTGGCCTTCCTTGATCATTTCGCGAGGTGAAAAGAGGGCCGATGGCGGGGGCTGGCGGCCGTATGGTGGTACGCCCAAGCAAGTCAAAGGAAATGATCATGCGCGCCATTGTGATATCCCGAGCCGGTGGGCCGGAGGTGCTTCAGAACCGGGAGATTCCGAATCCAACTCCCATGGCTGGCCACCACGTTGTGAATGTCTCGCGAGCGGGAGTCAACTACGCCGACATTCACCTCCGGGAGAATGGGTACCTCGCACCTGTCGAATACCCGATCACCCCCGGCAACGAGGTCATGGGCACCCTCCCCGACGGCCGTCGGGTCGTCGCACTGAGCCGGGGTGGAGGATACGCGGAACAGACGCTCGTCCACCGTGCGGTTACCTGGGAGGTGCCCGACGAGGTCACGGACGAGCAGGCGGTTGCGCTCGGCCTTCAGGGCAACACCGCCTGGCACCTGCTGAACACCGTGCTGCGCGTCTCGCGCGGTGACTCGATCCTGATCCCCGCTGCGGCAGGCGGCGTGGGCTCCCTCGCTGTGCAGCTCGCCAAGGGGCTCGGAGCCCGGGTGATCGCCCTCGCCGGAGGCCAGGAGAAGGGGGACCTGGTCCGGAACCTCGGAGCGGACCACGTCCTCGACTCAGGGAGCCCCGAAACACTGGCGGCCCACATCCTCGACGTGAACGACGGACCGGTGACGGCCGCGCTGGAGATGACGGGCGGCGCCGTGTTCGACGCCACCCTGGAGGCGCTCGCACCTCGGGGCCGCATGGCCGTGTACGGCTGCGTCTCAGGAGAACGACGGGAGGTTTCCGTCGAGACTTTGATGCAGTCCTCGAAGGCGATCTCCGGATTCTGGCTGCCGAACTTGTATGGCGTTCGTTACGCCCTGCGAGACTCGATGAAGGAATTGTTCGCCGCCACCGCCCGCGGTGATCTCCAACCAGTAGTCGGGCCTTGCTACATGCTCGACCACGCAGCTCAGGCGCATTTCGATCTTGAGAACCGACGGACCGTTGGCAAGGTAATGATCAAGCTGACTCGCTAGTAACCTCTGACGAGCCGCTTCAGCCATGCGGCGAAAGATCAGTTCTTAGTCGCGTCACCTCGGGGTGGTTGCGCGGCAGAGTCAGGGAAGCGCTATGAGCAACAAGGGAACGGCGCACGGGAAGAAAGTCTTTCTCGTGCAGCGGGCCTTCGCTGAGATTGAAGGCGATGGCCATGGCCCCACAGCTATTGCCCGCGAAACGGGCCTGGACGCCGCTACGGTCTACCGCATTCTGCAAGACGGAGTGGCCGACGAGACGTTCGTCCAGATGAGTAATGGCCGCTACCGGCTCGGGCCCGGGGCTCTCCGCCTCTCGATGCAGGCCCTCGCTCAGACGCCCGATCCAGATGCCACGCACGCCGTCCTGGATCGCTTGCAGCGTGCCACGGGGGGTCTCGTGGCCTACTACGCCGTTGTGGGCGCACGACGGATCTGCACGGACTATGCGATCGGTGACTTCGACCCGCGCAGCATCGGAATCGACCCCTTTGAGCTCGTGCGATACAGCCGCTCGCTGCGGACCGGAGCTTCAGGGCGCGTGATTCTGGCGCACATGCCAGCGCCCATCCAGGAGCAGGTGCTCGCTGAACCGGTACCCGCAGGAGTCGGCCCCGGTGTCATCCGCGACAACGAACGGCTCATCGAATCCCTGAAAGAGATCCGGAAGGCCGGCTTCGCCGTCGGCCGCCAGGAATGCATGCCCGGTTGGGACTCCGTTTCCGCCCCGGTCATGTGGGGGGACACGATCCACGGATCGCTTCTGCTGTGGGTGAGGGTTGACGAGATGCCCGAGGACCCCAGCCCGCTCGTGACCGCGACTCTGACCGCTGCGGAAATGCTGAGCCGGTTGGCGGACGTGCCCTGGTCTCCGTCGTCCGTCGCCTGAAGAACCCAAAAGCAACAGGCCGCCTTCCGTGAGATTGGGGCGGCCTGTTGCTAATGGACGTTCTTGGCTCGGGTCGTCTTCGCCCGAAGGTGAGCGGGATTGCTCGGCATCCTCACCAGATCTCTGTCCCGCTCCTCGCGAGGGACAGCGAAAAACCCGTCTTCCGTCTCGGGGTCGTAGTAGATGACGAGCCCCTCCTCGTTGAGCCACCGCTTCCAGCTTTCGAGCCTGCTGGCCTCGTCGGCCTTCAACTCCTCACCCGCGCGGCGCCGGGCCTCGAATCGCAGCATGACGAGGTTGTAATCCCAGCGGTGCTGTTTCGCAACCTTCCACGGAATCAACTCCGTGTCTCGGGAAATGCGGAGCGGGAGATCATTGCGACTGGCATACACCGCCCAGTACGCGGGAGTCGTCTGGATGTTGTACTTCTCCAGGTACGTCTTGACCATCCAGGCGTACGACTTCCCCTCCAAGAGCCAGCGCTGCGCTTCCTGGTGATCTTGGACTTTGCTCCTCGGGGGCATGTCGACCCTTTCTCCGCGTCTATCCTCTCTCATGGCATGCGAGCCCTGTTGTGCGGGGCACGCACCTATACAGTTGCATGTAATGGTTGAACATGTCAACACGAACGAGAACGAGAGGGCGTGAGGGCTGTGCTGGTCGAAGCGACGGTTTGCGACACGTGCCGCCGCCTGGGAGAGCCGGTGGTTAGGTACACAATTACGACCAGCGACGGGCGCAAGGGGTCCACCGATCGGTGCGCGGAACATGGTGAGCCCTTCGAAGCCCTGCTTCGCGAACCGGCCCCCCAGTCGTCTGCGGAGAAGCCGAAGAAGGCCGGCAGGCCCCGGAGGCGCACGCAGGTAACGACGGTCGAGGAGATCAACAGGGCGAAGGCGGAGGGTGGCTCGTGAAAGACGAAAGGACCCCCGCCTGACCAAGGGGGTCAAGCGGGGGTCTCGCCTACTCGGCGTCCTGACTGTCAGCCGGGTCGTCCGGGACGACGACGCCGAGGGCCGTGAGGATCTGCACGATCACCGCGACCTCGGGGCTGTCGGCGAACACCACGGCGGCGATGCTGACGATCACGCCGAGTGCGGCGCAGATGGCGCCGAACCGGGTGCGGTAGCGGACGGGGAGAGCATCGGCGACGGCGGCCAGGGGGCCGCGGATCTTGGTCACTTGCGGTTTGCCTTTCGCTGGAGACACTCGAAGCCCTTGGCTCCGATGGCGGGGTCGTAGGAGCGGCCCTTGGACCGGTAGGCCGGATTGGCGTAGTGGAAGCGGGCCACCGCTCGCTGGGTGTTCGGGCCGTAGTAGGTGGTCACCGCGCCCTTGATGGGGCCGTATCCGGCCTTGATAAGGAGCTGCTGAAGTTCGGGGACCTGGGTGTGTCGCGCTCCCGGCTTCACCCCTGCGGCGAGGGCGACGACAGGCGTGTGGGCCTTGGGGGCGGCCATGAGCCGGGCCCAGGTCGACGGGCCCGGAACGCCGTCCGCGTCTGACCCGGTCCAGCCCTGCGCCCGCTGAAAGGCTGCGGTGGCGCCCTTGTCGGCCTTTCCGAAGGAGGGGCCGGGGCCGACCTTGTAGAAGCGGCCGTAGCCGTGGGCGGTGAGCCGCTGGCCGAGCAGGGTGACGGCGTCGTGCTTACGACCGAGTGCGAAGGCCGCCCGGCCGGGGAAGCTCTTGCCGTCCCAGGCTGGGGTGTCGTCGCCCTCGGCGTGGGCGGCGGGCATGCCGGCCCTGACCCAGTCGTAGAGGATCGCGCCGGGGCAGGCGGTGGCGTAGCCGTCCTTATGGCCCCTCATGGCGAGCCTCCGGCCGGTCTTGCGGCACGCCTCGTCGTACAGGGCGCGAGCCGCGGAGAGGGCCTCGGCGCTGGGCTTCTGGTCGCCGCCGATAGCGATCTGCACACCGAGGCCGCTGATGTTGTGGCCGGGGCAGTGCGCGCCCTGGCGCTCCCACCCACGCCCCTCGAACACAGTGCCTTCCTGGTCGACCACAAAGTTGTAGCCGATACCGGCCCAGCCCTGTGACTGGTGCTGGCGGTCGATGGCCTGCGGCACGGAGTTGCCGGTGCGGGTGATGTGAGCGGCGCCGTCGTAGTGGATGAAGAACTCGGTGCGCTGCGCCAGGGCGACGTGCGAAGGGTTGCCGTTCCAGGGCTTCGCACCCCACTGGGCGCGGGAGACGATCGAGACGGTCAAGAAGACATACCTCCGGGCATGACGAAGGCCCCGCACAGGGCGGGGCCACAGGGGTGGAAGATCAGGTCGGGTCAGATGTCCCGAGAAGAGGAGCCGATATGGGTATCAAGGCGCTCGGCCACGGCCAAGCGCTCGCTGCGCTCGTGAGTCAGCTCGGCGCGCAGTTCGCGGATGTCCCGCTTGTGCTCGGCCTGGCCGACGAGCACGCGGTCAAGGCCAGCGATGACGCGGTCCACGTCGTCTCTGAGGTTTGTGGAGTGTGTGTTGCTGACCTGCACTCGGGCCTCATGGGTGTGGTCTCGCACCTCGGCCAAGGCGGCGCCCTGGCGGCGCACCAGCTCGACCAGGACGCCCACCAGGGCTACGAGTACCGCACCCACGGCTGAGATCAGCGCGGCTTGAGAGGTGGGAGCGAGAGACAGGGTCACGCGGCCTCCTCCAGGGCTGCGAGGCGCTCCTCCAGGCTCTTGATGCGCCGCTCCTGGTCCTGAACGACAGGCAGGAGCGCGACGCCGAGCAGGTCATACCGGAGGGCATCGATGCGCCCCTCCTCGTCGTACGTGACGATCTCGGGCAGCGTCTCGGCGACCTCTTCCGCGATCAGCCCGTACTCGTCCTTGCGGGCGCTGGGCTTCTCGTCGGTGGGCTTGCGGTCGTAGACGCGGGGGCGCAGAGCGAGCACGGCTTCAGGCCGAACCTCGATGTCCCGGATGTTCTCCTTGTAGCGGATGGAGGAAGTGTTGCGGCAGAAGGTGCCGTCCCCCTCGACCCACACCGCGTACCAAGTACCCGATCCTGAAGCCGAGTTGCTGTGAGGCTTCTTGCTTCCGTTCGCCCAGGAGATCGTGGAGCCGGAGGTCAGGTAGCCGGAGTGCGAGTGCGAAGACGGCGGAAAGGTCGAGGGCCTGCTCGTGATCGACGACCACGAGTGCGAGTGGCTCGACGGCGGATACGAGCTGGGCTTGCCGTTGATGTCCGACCAGTCGTGATCATGCGAGGCGGGGGTGTAGGTCGAGGGCTTGCCCGAGATCTCGCTCCAGGCGTGGCCGTGTGCCGAGGGAGCAAACGAGCTCGGCTTGCCGATAACCGATCCCCAGGAGACTGAGGGGGCGAGATCCTTCCAGTCCGTGCCGGTCCAGAACTCCCATGCGGAGTTGCTTCGGTTGTATCCGAGGTCGCCGAGGCGGGGGTCAGCCGGACGGGTGCTGGTCCACCAGGAGCCGGTGAAGGTGCGGACGAACTGCCGTGCCTCCGTAATGTTGTTGGCGGTGACGGTCGTGACGGAGGCGCCGACGGACACCCAGGCGAGACGCGTCTCGAAGACCCCTGTGTCGGTTTGCGTGAGCGGGGGCGAGGGCTGGCCGGGGGTTCCCTTCAGCACCGCGAGCCGGATGGAATTCGCGGCCGGGTCCAGTCGCAGGACAACCGCGTCGGTCCGCGCTGCGCTATCTGCTGCCTCGATTACCAGGGTTTCGACAGCTGTGGACTGCACCGCGTGTCCGCGCAGGATGGCGAATCCGGGCTGCACCTTGACGTTCATGCCGGTGGAGTCTGCGGTGACCTTGAAGGCGGCCGAGTCCGACGACGCAGCGACGCCCGAGGACAACTCGCGGATCAGGCGGCTCCACTGGGATTCGGTGACGGCCTGGTTGTCGAACGGGTAGGAGCTTATGGACACTCGGAGAGTCCTCCCGATGGCGAGACGAGGAGACCCCCGAGCGCGTCGTCTCGGGGGCCTTCGAGGGGGTGAGGGTGAGCTCGTCAGGCAAGCGCCATGACGATCGGGTCGTGACTGGTCAGCAAGCTCGTCTTCGCGAACGAGCTGGGGAGCGTGCTCTGAGAGTTGAGGTACGCAGCCCGCATGAATGCTGTGCCGAGGAGGTGGAAGTTGGCGGGAGCGGAGGGCGCCCAGTTCTCGACGAAGTGGTAGTAGAAGTCCGTCGCCGAGCCGGCCGACAACAGGAAGGCTGCCCAGTAGCGGCCGGGCTGCATCGCGTAGGGCGCGGTGAGGCTGAAGGGGACGGCGCCCGTGTGGTTGTTCACGATGTCGGTCGGAGTGCCCGGCTCCTGCCCGGCTCCAGGCACAGGATTGGCGGAGCCGCCAAGAGGGGTGCTTCCGGTCCAAGCGACCCGCGAACCAGCCTCGTTGTAGATGCCCGCGAAGAAGCGGGCGGCCGGAATGATCGCGGACCCGCCCCATCCGCGAGCGAAGACGACAACCTTGCTTACCGTGGTCGGCTCCGTGATGTTGATGCCGGCCAGGTAGAGGCGGCCGACAGTGGCCGCCTTCAGGGCGTTTCGCTTCGTCGAGCCGCCCGAGTCGATGTACGCCTTCCAGTCGAAGGCGTTGGGGATGGTGGCCGGGTCGTGGGACCACGCCTGGAAGCCGAGGGCTTGCGGGCTCCACGAGTTCCGGGTGGCGCCGCCGACCGTCACGACCCGGCCGTCCGTCTGCCGGACCTTCATCACTCCAGATTCGGAGTAGGCGACGACACCGTTCGTTGGGTTGGTCGACGGGACGGTTGAGGCGTTCTGCATCCCCAGAACGCGAACGCCGCCACCGAAGGGCGTGGTCGTGTCACCGACGCCCACGTTGTAGAACGTAGCGCGGTGGCTGTTGCTGTACGGGTGGCCGGCATCTGTGACGCGGAAGTACGTAGCCGGGTCGCTGCTCCCGAACGCGGTGAACGCGTGCCCGGTCGTGGGCTTGATTTCCTCATGGCCGGTGAGGGTGCCGCCTGCCGTCGGCAGTGCACTTACGTCGGCGGCAGTGAGCACGGGGTCAGGGCCAGGCTTGCCGTTGACAGTGTTGACCGATCCGTCGCCGGGGTCGCCCTTCGGTCCCTGCGGGCCGGTGTCGCCCTGCGGACCCTTCAGGTTGCCGATCGAGGAGCCCCAGCCGGACGCGCCGCGCTGCCAGATGTCGCCCGTGTCGGTACGCAGGAGCATGTCTCCGGGGCGAGTATCGGCGCTTGGGGTCGAGCTGGTGTTGACGTACCAGGCGGCGCCGCGCACGTCGCCCGAGATCTTCGACCAGTTACCCGCGGACTTCGTCCAGTGTGTGACGGTCGTGCTGGTGACGCCGAGGAAGGTCTTCGTCTCGAACTGGGTGTAGACATCGCCGTCCGCGCCGAGGGCGGTGGCGGGTGCGGTCGTGCCGCTGTAGACCTTGGTGCCCGCCGGTCCGGCGTCGCCCTTGGGTCCTGCTGGTCCGGTGGAGCCCGCAGGGCCCGTGTCGCCCTTGGGGCCTTGAGGACCGGTGGCTCCGGTCGGTCCGACGACTCCCGCGTCTTCGGGGGAGGGGTAGAGGGAGAGGCCCATCAGGCAGCCACCTCCGCGCCGCTGATGTGGACGTAGCCGCCGACCGCGTTGCCCTGAATTTCGATGGTGTCGCCCGCGTTGAGTACCTGCGACGTTTCGAGCGTGAGCAGGCCCTTGGGGGCGATGCCCACGGAGGCGAGGGCGGGAACGCCCGCGAGGCGGAGCGTCAGCATGGCTGCCGAGGTCCCAGGGTTGGTGGCGACCACGTTCGTTATGACGGTGGTCAGGTTGTCTGGGACGGTGTAGGCCACCGTCATGGCTGCGGGGATCGCTCCCCGGAACAGGGTCTTGGGCGTTACCGCCATTCACCACACTCCCATGAGGGTCATGATCTTGAGGTCTGTGTCGCCGCCCGATTCGGCGGTGCGCTCCAGCGCGGAGACGCGGGATTCGGTGCTCGACACCCGATCGGCGAGTGCGGCGTTCGCGTCGAAGCCGGTGGGGTCGCCGAGGGTGGCGCCGAGGCGGAAGCCGTCCTCGTCGGCCTTGATCACCACTCCGCTCACGGTGGACGAGAGTTCCTGGCCTCCGGCGATGACAGTGACTCGGTCGCCCATGCCCCAGTCGCGGCCGTAGTCCATGAAGGCCGCGTCCTCGATGGGTACGGCCTGAACCGCGACGGCCGTTGAGCCCTCGTCGGCAAGGAGCTCGTCACCGGCCTGAGTCAGCTCGGCAAGATCGTTGGTGTTGCGCTGGTCCACGAAGCGTTCGATGCGGCGGCCCCAGTCGGCTTCCGCGCTGGTGGAGGTGTCGTTGTCGACCGCGACGAACGTGCGGTCCGCAAGGTCGCCTTGCCCGGCGACGATGACGCGGGTTGCTCCGGGAGGGGAGACCGCGACGCGCTGGCCGGACAGGGTGCCGGCCAGTACGTCGAGGCGGACTTCCCGCGTGCGGTCGGCGACCTCGTACGTTTCGAAGACCAGTTCGTGGCCGCGCTGCACGATGCGGAAGCCCAGGTCCGCGGTGAGGCCGATCTCGGTGAGGAGCTGCCCGAGCTGGGGGAAGCGGGCGGACTTGGTGATGATCGGGCCGCGTGCGTAGTCGGCCCCCAAGGTCAGGCTGGCGCGTCTGCGGGGTGCGGGTGCGAGCGGTCCGCAGTTGGCGGCGACGTAGGCGTGCATGAGCGACTCGGCCGGTCCCGTACGGGTGTCGTGGCCAGTGCTCTGGGTGGTCACGTCCGGGTTCGTAGGCTCGGGCCAGGCGAGCATGTCGGCGAGGACGCAGGTGTCGGAGATGCCCTTGAAGGCGATGGAGCCGCGCCGGTCGTCGGCGGTGGCCGCGTACTCCGAGGCGGACACGGGGCCGGACATCAGCACATCGGACGGGCCGGTGATCACGACCCCGGCACCGGGCAGCCGCAGGGCGTCCGCGAGGGGATGCTCGCTGGGCAGCCGCAGTGCCCAGGCGCCGACGTTGTTGAATGTTTCCTCGACGGTGAGGGCGAGTTCCTCGGGCCGGATCAGGCCCAAACGGGAGAGGGCCTTGTCCCGCACCTCCACGGTCAGGTCGGAGAGCTTCAGGTCAGATCACCATCCACTTCCTTGGCCGCCAGGAGCAGACGACCTTCGAGGCCGCTGTCGTGTCGAGGAGTCTCACGGTTGCCGTCGTGGTCCCGGCTGGGACTGTCCAGAAGCGCGGGGCTGTCCCCACGTCCGTGTACCGGTTGGCTCCTGCGTGGTCGGTGACCGTGCCCTGGCGCGTGTCGACGATCAGCCGCTCACCCGCCAGCAGGCGACCGTTCCATGTCAGGGCCTCACCGGTAGGCGAGACGACTTCGAGGTTCGAACCTGGGCCATGCACTTCCCACACGGGATAGGCCGGGGCGTCCCCGGAGTTCTCCAGGGTGATTTCACCAATGGCCTGCGAGGCGGCCAGCGGTACGGCGGCGAGAGACGACAGCAGAGACGCCGCCCCCTGGTCGCCGCCGACTGTCTGGGTGGATACGGTCGAGGCAGTGAAGTAGGGATCGGCGGCACGCACGGTGATCACGGTCTGTACGTCGTGCTGGGTTCCGGCGAGGTCGATGTCGCCGCCACCGATCCGGTAGACGGCTGTGGACCAGCGCACCTCCTCGTCGTCGATGATCACGAGGCTCATTTCGTCGGCCACGGCGCGGGCCAGACGTGAGACCAACTCGCGTAGGTGGCTGCGGTCGTGGCCGACGATGTCGAGGGGGATGTCGATGTCTCGGGACAGGACCCGTTGACCGCGCCAGCGGGCCCCGTCCCCGGCTCCTTCGAGCCACTGAGCCGAGACGGCGGGGAGACCGAAACCGGTCAGCCCCGCCGTGGCCTGAAAGCCGTAACCGCTGTCCGCGACGCCATTGAGGTCCAGCACGTCACGCGCGGTTTCCAGGCGGAGTTGCGTCACCAGCCCGCCCTTGCTCGGCTCGTTGCCGCGAACAGATCCTCTTCGGACGAGAGGGAACTGCCGGGCGCCGCGTAGTAGTTGAGTACCTTCGTCACGCCTGCATCGCTTGCCGAAGCGGCGAGCGAACCCGTGAGGTGGCGCGAGGTGCCGACTGCGCCCCTCACCTGGCCCACCCCGGGCGGCTCGAACTCCGTGCCGGCCACTTCGCGGGTCAGGCCGTGAAGGGAGTCCCGTACGGCGTCGTAGCGGGATTCGAGGCCCGTGATGAAGCTGTCGATCACGAGCTGACCGGCGCCCGTCAGGAGGGTGGCATCCCGGGCCGGGGGGCCCTTCCAGGACGTGAGCTTGTCCGTCAGGTTGCCGAGGGTGTCCTTGACGCTGTCGAACATGCCGGTGATGCCGGTGATGAAGCCCTTGATGAGCTGGATTCCGGCGTTCTTCAGGGTGGACCCCAGGTTGCCCAGAGCGTCCTTGGCCTTCTGGGGCAGGCCCCGGACCTTGTCCACGGCCTTGCCCAGCCATTCCGTGACGGTGGAGACCATCTCGCGGAACTTCGCCTTCGTCGTCGAGACGACGTTCGCCCAGCCCTGAGTGAAGTACGACTTGATGCTGGACAGGCCGCTCAGGGCACGGGAGCCGAGATTGGAGAAGAAGGAGGTGAAGCCCGAGCTGATCGCGTTCCACGCGTCCTTGCCGAAGTTCTGCACGGCCTTCCAGCCGTCCTTGAATGCGGTGCCGATCGCGGTCAGGCCCTTCTTCGCCGCGCCAAGAACACCGACCGACAGCCACGTGATCAGGGCGCCGAGGATGACGTCCCAGAGACCCTTGAGGAACTGCCAGATGCCATCCCAGAGATCCTCGAAGCCCTGCTTCAAGGTGTCCCAGTTGCCGGTGAAGATCCCCTTGAACAGGCCGATCCAGATCTCGAACCAGCCCTTGATGATGTTCCAGACGCCCTTGAAGATCTCGACGAAGCCTTCGAGGACGAGTGCGACGCCGTTGATCGCGGCCACCAAGGTGCCGGCCAGCAGCTCGGCGACGAACTGAATGATCGGCACGAGTACCGGCATCAGGAAGTCGATCACTGCCTTGAGCGCTTCGAGGAACGGCATCAGGGCCTCGACCAGCCGCGCGAACGCCTCCTGGAGCGGGGGCAGCACAGCCTGAGCCAGCTCCAGCACCATCGGAATCAGCGGCACGATGACCGCTTCGAGGAGCTTCAGCAGGATGTCGACCAGGGGCATCGCTGCCGTGACGAGTCCGGAGAGGAACTCGGCGAGGACCGGCAGGATCGGCGCGAGGCCCCCGATGAGCTGCGCGGCGAGCGGAGCGACCGCAGACATGATCGTGGTGAACAGCTCGGCGACCGGCGGCAGGATGGCCGACAGTGCCGCGAAGGCCGCTCCCAGCGCCTCCCCGATGATCGGGACGAGCGGTGCCAGGATCGGCGCGAGCTGCTGGAGGGCCTGGGTGAGGGCTCCACCCAGGAGCTCGATGATCGGGGTGACTGCCGGGGCCAGCGCCACGAACGCGTTCGCCAGAGGCACCAGGGCGGCGGCCACGAGCGGGCCGAGCATGGCGGCGAACGTGCCGATGACCTGCATCAGTGCGCCGAGCGCCTCGCCGAGCGGTGCCATCGCCGGAGCAAGGGCGGTAACAGCGGCCTGAAGGCCGTCGAACATCGCCTTCACGCCCTCGGTGACCGCAGGCTGCGCCAGCGCGGAAGCGACCGCGCCCAGGGCGGTTCCGATGATGTCGCCGACCTGGGGCAGGACTTCGGTGAGGAGCTGACCCAGCTCGGTGAACAGACTCTTGACCGCCGGGCCGGACTGGGTGGCGATGTTGTTCATCGCCTCGTGGGCAGCCGCGAATACGTCGGTCAGACCGCTTTGGAAGCCGGGGCTGTCCACAGCGCTGTGGATGCGCTCAAGGGTGTCGGCCATCATGCCGAGGGAGGAGCCCCCGGCCGCCTCGGCAGCGCGGGCGATGCCCGCGAAGATGCCCCCCAGGTTGGACAGCACTCGCCCGAGATCCTTGAGGTTCTGGACGCCTTCCTTGATCCAGCGATCGAGGCTGCCGTCCGCTTCCGCCTTGGTGAGGAACTCGGAGAAGCGCGCCGAGATGTCGACAAACCACTGGGCCAGCTCGGGCAGATAGGACGTGCCGACGCGGCCGAGGACCGTGATGACGTTGGCGTACGCTTCGGTGCCCGAAGTGGCGATGGTGATGGACGACGACAGGTCGTCGAACATCTGCTTCAGAGCCGGGTCCAGCGCGCCCTTGAGCGAGGCGGCCAGGCCCCCGAAGAACCCTCCGAGCTGCGTCGCCGTCTTGGCGACGCCTGCCGTGAACTCCGGGAGGAGCTCGTCGACCATCTCCCGGATGGGCTTGGTCGCCTTAGCCCAGAAGTTGTTGGAGATCGTGTCCTGAAGGGCTGAGAGCTGCCCCTTGACCTCGGGGAGGATCTTGTTGAAGTCGCGGAAGGCCGCGATGGTCACGCCCAGCCCCACGGCCATGCCGCCGAGCAGGCCCGGCAGGAGCAGGGACAGGGAGCCGATCGACGCGAGCGACGACGACAGGGCAGCTAGGTTGGAGGCTGCCGTCAGGCCCCAGCCCGCCAGGCCAGCAATCGCCAGCGCGAGGGAGCCGATGATCGGAATGTTCTTGTCGAGGTTCCTCAGCAGGTTGCCGAGCTTCTCGAAGATGTTGTTCAGCACCCGCGCACCGGACAGTGCGGCGAGCGCGGTAGCGACCTTCGCGACGGCGGCCTCGTTGAGCGTGGGCAGGATCGACACCGTGCGGGGCCGGGTGAGGTGTGCCAGCCGTGCGGACACGGCAGTCGTAGCACCGGTCGGGAAGTTCAGCTCGACATCGACCTTGACCGGGCTGATGTGCTTGGCCCAGTCCTCGATGTCCTTCTTGGTCTTCTCCGCAGACTCCTCGTCCAGGACCAGGGCGACCTTGCCTGCGCCGCGTACCTCGTCGATCTCGAAGGCGATCTTGCGATCATTCGCCTTGGACTGGAGCTCACGAGCGGCGCGCTCGACGGCTGTCCGCATACCGTGCGTCGAGATCGTGGTGTAGAACCGGATCTTGCGCGAGTCCGTGGAGCGGTTGTCGCGGTTGATGTCCCGGACCGCTTCCAGGACGCCCCTGCGGGCGCCGGAGGTGTCGATCTTCGTGCCGATCGTCACCTTGAGCTGCTGCTCTATCCGCTCCAGCTCGCGTTTGGCCTTGTCCTTGAACTCGGACGTGTCGGGGAGGACGCGGATGGAGATCCGGCCGACTACCTGGCCCGCTGGCATGAGCTACCTCCCAGAGAGCCGTGCGTAGATCGCGGCTACGGAGGCCGGCTTCTTCGGTGTCGTGCTGGGTGTCGTGGATTTCGCCTTCGGGCGGGGGTAGCCAGGGATCTTCGGGACCTTGCCCTTGCCCCAGTTGCCGGTGGCCTTCGTGTTGGCGTTGAGGGCGTCGAACAGGTCGGCTGCCATGTGGCGGTCGACGCCCCAGCCGAGGAACTCTCGGCCGCCCGAGGCGAGCGCAACCGTCATGGAGGTATCGGGAAGCCTCTGCACCAGGGCCAGAACGAGTGACGGGGCGGGGCCGCGACCGGCGATCACGTCACCCAGGTCGATGCCGTAGTGGAAGCGCAGGTCGGCGTACAGGCCCGCCCCGTAGTCGTCGATCAGGCGGCAGAGGCTCAGGCTTCCCCCGCCTGCGTGGCCTGCCCGTAGAACTCGAAGACCTGCGCGAGGACGGCGAGGTCTTCGCCGATCTCGTCCAGCAGGGCGCTTGCCGCGGAATCATGCTCGGCCACGAGCCGGATCGCGTCGGCGAGAAGCTCCTCCTGGTCCGCGCCGTCGTTGATCTGGTCCTGGAGGGCGGTGAGCCTCTTCCGCTTCGCTTTGGACAGGCGCAGCGGATTGAGCAGGCGTACCACTCGCTCGCCGACCGCAATGTCTGTGGAGCCGTATCGGGCCTCGGCGGCGGAACGGATGTCGTCCAGGGTGTAAGAAGCCAAGGGGGCGGACCTTCCAGTGGGTGTGTGCGTGGGGCGGACCGGGAGGAAGTTCCGGCGCGGACGTGGTCCGCTGGCGTCCGCGCCGGAGGAGTGGAGGGTCAGGGGGCGGTGCCCGCCGACCAGGAGTCGCCATCCCAGTAGGCGTTGGAGCCGTCGCCGAGCACGATGTACTGGCCGGTGGTCCAAGCGGTGGTGGGGTCGGCGATGATCGAGGCGAGTGAGCCCAGGGTCGCCGCAGGTGCGGCGCCGGTCGGTGTGTAGGCGCCGGGGCTGCCGGCCGTAGCGCCTGTGGCGATCGTGCCGCCGAGCGGGGTCACGGCGTACGTCCAGGTGTTGGACCCGTACGTCATGGGCTTCACGCCGAGCGGCAGTCCGGCGAGGCTCTCGGTGTCGGAGATCGCCATGTCGTCCGCGCGGTAGATCTCGGCCTTCGGCGCGTACAGCGCGAAGTGGTTCTCCCCGTCGATGAAGACGGCGAGGAACGCGGCCTTGGTGGGCTCGGGCTTCGCCGGGACGCCGATCGTTCCGTCCGGCAGTTCCGGGGCGTTCGCGCCGAAGTACAGGCGCAGCGCCTCCTTGTCGAACTGCTGGAGAGTGAAGGTCATCGTCTCCGTCCGCGCGCTGTACTTGGTGCGGAGGGACTGGTTCTGGAGCGTGCCGATGGTGGTGGCCTCGCCGCCTTCGGAGGTGATGCCGAAGACATCCTCCAGGCTGGTGTGCCCGACGTTGGCCCAAGGGCTCACGGGTACAAGAAGGTCACCGGGCAGGGATGTACCGACCGGCGCGGTCAGGTAGTTGCCCGCGCCGACGACCAGGGTTGCGTTGTCGTTGAGCGGCAAAAAATCGTTTCCTCACTCGCGCACGCCGAAGACCCGGCGCGCGGGGCTGCGGGCCGGGTGCGGGGTGCTGCGGGGTTACGGGGTGGGGTAGGGGCGTGCGCGAGGCTTGCGAATCTGAATGTCGTAGATCGACTCGTAGCGCCAGACGCCTGTGGGGAGATCCGCGTACTGAACGACACCGGTCGCGGTGGCCCAGTCCGGCGCCCGCCGGGGCGCGGAGTTCATGTCCACGCGGGTGATGTGGCCCAGTCCGGGGAAGACCTGTTGCTTGAGCCAGGCGTCGCGCAAGACGACGCGCACCGCTTCGGAGAGGATCGCCGCGTCCTGGTCCCCATCCGGGTCGGCGGCGAATGCGTGTATGGCGACGCGGGCCGAATCAGTGAACCGCGTGTCTCCGCCCCACGCCCCGAAGGAGGGATCGCGGCGGACGAGGACGAGCGGGAAGTCCTGGCGGAGATCGATGAGGCTCTTCACGGCGACGCCGGGCAGGCCCTTGCGGAGCACGGCCAGGAGTAGATCCTCGACCGGGCTCAGCTCCGCCAGGGCCTTGACGTGGTCGGGCAGGCCGGCCATCAGTCGAGCTTCACCTTGCCCTTCCGCTTCTTGGGCAGTCCGGCGGCTCTGGCGAGGATGAACAGGCCGTCCATGGCGGGAACTTCGACCTCGAACTCGTTGCCGTGGCGGTCAGTGCGGGTGGTGGTGTAGGCGTCGCGCCCGTATTCGATGCTGAGCGCCGCCTTCTGCCCTCGGTCGTCGGAGAGGACCACGTACCGGTCGATGCGCCCGGCCTCGATGTCGATCTCCGCGTCGCCTTCGGCGCGGTGCTGCACGAGCAGCTCTTCGGCCCGCGCTGCGACCTCGAAGGCGATCTCGTCGAGCGCGAGGGCTACGTCCTTGTGCCGGGCGATGATCTCGGGCGTGCGTGCGTATATGTGAGCCATCAGGGCCGCTCCCGGATGTCGAGGGACCAATGTCGGGTACGGCGGTCGCCGTGGTGGTAGGCGGGCGGGGAGACCACGTCCCACGTCGCGCCGTTGTACTCCACCCGCGACCACAGGGAGACGCCTTGAAGGTGGGCGTCCACGATCATGCGGGCGACGTTGATCTGCTGCTGGCCGGGCACTTCGGCGCGGGCCGAGCGCTGCGGGATGAATGCCGCCCGTACGTCGATCGGGCTGGTCGGGTCGGCGACGTGGACGGTGTTCCCGCGCTGGTCGACGACTTCGACGGTCTTCCACACGCGGGCCTTCTGGCCGCGCCTTCGCTGCACGCTCACCACGGGTCCTCGTCGTTCGCGAAGAGCGGGAAGGGGGCGCCGTCGTAGTCGACGGGCACCAGGCCCGCGCGTACGGGGCGTGTACGGGAGTCCCAGGCGGAGACGATCACGCTGGTCAGAGTCGGCCGGGTGCCGGCCAGTCCTTCGAGGAGCTTGATCTCCTCGCGGGTGAAGTAGACGCTGCCCGCGTCGCGGCCGTGCGCGTCGCCCCAGGCCAGCGTCTCGTCACCGGCCCTGCTCTGCGTGTAGCCGTTCGGATTGCGCATGTAGCGACCCGCGGCCTTGAGGACGAGGGTGCGCACCAGGCGGGGCGGATTGGCCTCGGGCCAGTCGCGGCCGTAGACGGCCGCCAGGTCGGAGGCGTCCTCCAGGGCCCCTGCTGCGATGCGCAGTTCATCGTTGTCGAGGTCCCAGTCGAGGCGGTCCTTCAGCTCGTCGAGGGTGGCGTACGCCAACCGCCGACCTCCTTTCACGCGGGCCACCGGGCCGCGCCTACCAGCTCAATGCCGAATAGGCGCGGCCCGCTGGCATCAAGGTGGATCAGGCGTTGGCCGGGTCGGTCTCAGCCACTCGGCCGGTCGGGGTCCACACCTTCGCGTCGCTCACGCCCGTGATCTGGGCCAGCTCCGAGGCGGCCTCCGGGTAGTCCGAGGCGCCGTCGAGAGTGAGCTTGATACCTCGTACGAAGTGCTGCTGGGTGGAGACGACTTCCTTCTCGTTTGCCTCGTCCCATCCGACCAGCACGTCTTCCACGGAGCGGAAGCCCTGGTAGCAGTTGACGATGCTGCGGTCCTGGAAGTATTCGCTGTCGTAGTCGCGCAGCCAGCGCAAGGCCAGGCCCTCGAAACTCGTGGTCGCGCCGAACGGAACGCTCTGCGGCACGCTCGGTGCCGCGCTGGCGAAGATGAAGCCGGACTGCGCGAAGGCGTACGCCGCATCGGACGGGATGGTCTGGTCCACGATGAACCGGAACCCGTACCGGTTGCCGAGGGTCGCGTTCACGAGCGCGGACTCGGCCTGGGAGTCGCCGACGTTCGAGGCCAGGTTCAGGTCCGGGTCGGAGAGCAGTACGGTCTCGAAGTCGGAGCCGACCACCATGTACCGGTTGCCCTCAGGCACGTTGAACTTGTTGAGTACGCGCCGGGCCTCGATGATGGCCTTGCGCATGGCCTGTTCGGTGTTGCCGATCGTGACCGCGTACGGCTGGTCAACCAGGGTCTTGACGGCCCGGCGGGCGAGGCCACGGGCCACGGCCTTGACCTGTGGGCGCAGGAGCTTGGACCACTGGGTGATGTCGAAGTCGTTCTGCTCGTCCGTCAGCTTGACGCCGTTGTAGACGTTGCCGCCGAAGGTGACGGGGATCGTCCGCTCGGCGTACTCGTCGAACACGACGCGCTGACGGGTGCCAGGCGTGGAGCTGCCGGCCGAGCCGGAGCGCCACTCGTAGTCATGGAACGGGAGAACGCCTTCGACCTTGACGTTGATCGTGTCGTTCTTGGCGCCCTTGAAGCGGTCGACGCCTTCCTTGGTGAACAGGTTCGGGACGAGGAGTTCCTGCTCCAGCATCCCGATGGCGGTGGCGATCAGCTTCTCCGGCTTGATTACCTGATGTTCGGCTGTCACTAAGCCTCCTGGGGGCATGAAAAAAGCCCCCGGCGACCGGAGGCGTGGCTAATGGGTGGGGCAGGTTCAGCGGGTGGTGAGCCGGGCGAGCTTGCGCGGGTCCAGCTCCCCGTCGTCCCCGTCGTTCGGGTCGAGGCCGCCGCTGAGGCTTTCCGGGGGAGCCAGGCGCAGGAGAGCACTCAGGGCCTTGGCGTCGGCTTCCAGCTCGTCCACGGACTCACCCCGCAGCCGGTTGGTCAGCTCGTCGGGGAGGCCGTGCTTACGGGCGACCGCTGACACGCGCAGCTCGCGCTCCAGTTCGGTGTTCTTCGCTCGGACCTCGGCGAGTGCGGCCTCCACCTCCTCCGGAGTCTTGGCCTGACCGAGCTTGGTCTCGGCGTCGCGCAGGCGGGTCCGGTAGGAGGCGGCCTCGCCGCGGACCTTGGTCAGCTCTTTGCGGGCCCACTCCGGAAGCTCGTCCTCCGAAGGGTCCTGCGGTGCTGCCGACTGCGGCTCACCCTGCGGCGGCTCGCTCTCGCCGGGCTTCGCGCTGTCGTCCTCGGGGGTGGGGGTCTGCTGGGTCACGGTCACGCCTCCTGGGTCGTGGTCGCGGCACGCCGCGCCTCCAGGGCAGCGGCCTTGTGCCTCTCGCGTTGCTTCTGGCGGATGAACCGCCGCCAGACGGTCACGGCTGCCTTGCCGGTGTGGCCCTTGGTGACCTTGGGCCACAGGGCCTCGTACTCGCGGTTCAGGGCGAAGAGTTCTGAAGAGCCGTACTGCTGGCGGGAGAAGACCGGCTCCGCGTAGCAGTGACACCGGTCGTGGTAGAGGTCCCCGTCCCTGAAGGTCGCCGACGCCTCGCTCTTGTAGGACACGCCCCGGCTGATCAGCATGGCGCACCAGCCGCACGGAGTGCCGGTGCGGGAAAGCCGTACGTACCCCAAGGCCCGACGGTCCCGCTGCATGTGGTTCCAGGTGGTCGACCGGCCGCCGTTCATGGCGACTCGGGATGCCGCTGCGGCCTGCTGAGCCCCGGCTTGCCGGTGGGCTTCGCCGCGTTGCCGGTCGGCGTCCTTTGCGGTCTGCTCGTCGTCGACCTGGGCCAGTCGACGGTCGAGGTTCCGGGTGCCGAGTGCGTCAAGGACGGTGCGAAGTTCCTCCTCCGCCTCCCGCTCGATCCGCTCCTCGTCCTCCCTGAGTCCGTCGAGCTCCTCGACGAGGATGTGCTCCCAGTCCTCTGCGTCGTCATCGAGTTCCAGGCCGTCGTCATCGGGCGCGTCCTGGCCGTCCTCCTCTGCTGGCGCCGACGTGTCGAGGGGAGCGGGCGAGGCTTCCCCGGACTCGCCGGTCGCGGCCTCGCCCGCAGGCTCGGAGGCCGGGGGCTGGTAGGTGCCGGCCAGGGCGGTGAACTCGCGGCGCAGGTCGCCGAGCGTCACATGCGTCGGCTCGGGGTGGTACGGGTCCGCCACCGTCGTGCGGGTCTGGAGCGCTCGGGCGAGCCGGTAGTAGGCCCGCGCGAGATCCCGCGACATGCGCCGACGGGACATCACCAGCGTGATAGCCCTACGTAGCCATCCGATTGCAGTAGGGCCCTGCAGGGCGATGGGAACCTCCGCCCACAGGTCCAGGGCCTCAGCTGTGGTCGCCGCGCCGACCTGCGCCAGCGCGAGGTGGAAGGCGACTGATGCCCGCTCAGCCTCCGCCTGCCGCGCTGTGCTCGTCACGCCGCTTCCGGGACACTGCGGTCAGCGGTCGCCCGAGTCAGCGCCGTCGAGAGCTGCGCCACGGAGTCGTCGTCCTCGCGCATCTGCTCCCAGTCCTCAAGTTCGGTCTGGGTGACACCGGGGACGCGGCGCCAGAGCCCTCGCTCGGGGATGCCGAGCTGCTCGCGGAGCTTTCCGAGAGCGTCGGCGGCGTGAGCCAGGGAACGGGACTCCATGTCGCGCCAGACGACTTCGCCGCGGAAGTCGTCGGCGGACGAGGCATTGCCGGCCAGCTCGGCGGCCAGACGGAAGACCCTTTCCCAGGACTCGCCGAAGCTGGTCCGGAACTCCGCGATCATGCGACTCAGAGACACCTCGGCGGCCTGGAGGGCCTCGGCTGAGAGGTTGGCGATCTGCCCCAGCATCGCGTGCGGAGGCACCTGTGCGATAGCGCTCAGGTGTCGGACGGACATGTCGATCGACTCGATGAATCCGGCGAGCGGAGTTTCGTCGAGAGATCCGAATCGAACATCCGGATCTTCGGCAAACAAAAACCTGCGGGAATTGTGGTTGATCTGAAGGGGGATCGGATTGCCCAGTTCATCGAGAACGGGCTCACCAGTCTCAGAGTCGCGCTGGACCGGCGGAGCCATTCCGCTGACCGTCCGCACCTTCGTGCTGCCGTAGGTCTGGGCCAGGAGCAAGTCGAATACGGTCTGATTGATGCGGTCTTGAAGCGCGATCATCGGCTCGATGACGCCCAGCGTGCGACCTTCCAGGTCGACGCTCGCGGCGAAGCGGGTCACGGGGCATTCCTGCGCGCCGTGAAGAACGCTGCCGCGGACACGGACCGACTTCTCGTCGCTCAGGGACAGGAAGGAGACCTTGTACTCACGTCGGGTATCCCACAGCCGGGCGCGGCCCGGCTGCTCGTCCTTCGGCCATGCGGTGACGGTCAGCGCCGCCGCAGGGGTGTCGTCGTTGGCCGGGTCCTCATAGAGCGCAGCCGTCTTCAGTGCGGAAAGGCCCTTGGTGACGATGGCGCCGGACCGGCCCTTCTCGGTCACCGTGAAGGCGTGCCCGAAGGCCAGAGCGCCTCGGTAGACGGCGGCCTGACGTGCGTCGAGGCGGCTGCGCTGCCAGTGCTCCCACTCGGGCGTGGCACTGTCTGGCTGTGAGGCTGCCGTGGCATCGGCACCGGCGCGGTAGCCATCAACGTAGAGAGCCTGCGCCGGAGTTCCCACCAGCAGGGGCATCCAGTTCGACACGGCCCTCTTGGCGAGGAGCCGGTACTCGTCGTCAGCCATCGGGGGCATGTACGGGTCTGCGTGCCGGCCGTGCAGGTAGGCGTCGATCTGCGCCAGCCGTCCACCGTCGCGATGGAGGATTGCGAGGAGCTGCTGCGCAAGCGTCAGCGGGCCAAGGGAGGCCATGGGTCACCGCCCTTCGTGCACGGTTTAGCGGGTGAATCACAGGAAGTAGCCACGGCCAGTCCGCTTGCGGACCTTCCGGCCACGAGCGCGGAGATCGAAAAGGGCCTCGTGAGCCAACATCAACGCTGCGTATGCATCGACCTTCTTCGGACTCTCGCGGCTTTCCTTGCCGAATGAGACGCCGAAATTGTTCACGCGGCGTCGTGCATTGAGTACGTGTCGGCGAAGTTTGCGGTCGCCGTCGTGGGAGACCTTTCGGTCGAAAATCGAGCGCATCAATCGCTCGTTCGCGCGCGTCGAAGCCTTCAGGCTGGTGCGCATGTCCCAGCCGATTGCGTCCTTGCCCGGAGCCTTGATGGCCAGGCCCTCGCCGTAGAGTTCGGCCCACTCGGAGATGTAGCTCTCCCAGAGAGCCACGTCCGCGTACATGCCCTGCACGCTGAAGGTGCTGAACGCTTCGTGGACGGCGCTGTCGACTTGGTCGCGGGGGACCTCCCAGTCCTTCCCTGCGGGGCCGTCCGGCTTCTCCCAGAGCCCGAGGGTGAAAGCGCACATGTCGCTCACGCGGAGGGCCATCAGGCATGTGGAGTCGTCGCGGAGACCACCATCGAACCCGAGGGTGATCGCGTCGCCGGGCTGAAGGGTCTTGCTGTCGTCGCGAAGCACATCCCACTCGGCCGGGCCGAACAGCGCGTCTTCGGACGCCACGATCTGGTTCAGCCACATCCGCCGCGAGCGGCTCGGCGCAATGGTCGTGTCGAGGATGGACTGAAGAATCGTTTCGACTCGCAGCCACACCGCGTCGCCGCGGATCTTCGGCAGCACGATCCTGATCGCCTCGGGCGTCAGGGGAGTTGCCGGGTGTGCCTCGATGCTGTCGTAGAGGAAACCCACATCGGCGGCGCGGCCTTCGAGGATCTTCTCGTACGCCTCGCGCATCTTCTCGGCGACCGAGTCTTCGCCGGGGAGGTACGCGTTCGTGATCGCCAGGTAGCGCGAGTCCTTCTTCGTCGCGTTGCCGTCGATCGTCTCGTACATCCGGTCGCCGGAGTTGCCCGTGACCCAGTGGTGCGTTTCGTTGAGCACCGTGAAGGTCACGCGCCCGCCTTCGAGGGCGCGGAAGGACGAGGTGACCGCTTCGAGTCTCTGCCGGCCGCCGTGCGCGCGGATCAACTCGGCCCCGGCCTTGATGCCGTACGTCTCGATCATCTTGTCCGAGATCAGGGATGGCATCAGGGTCATGGTGTTGCGGGTCTGGTCCCGACTGACGGCCGCCACCTGCACCCACGCCTGCGGATGGGGGACGCCGACCGGTTGACCATCCGGGCCCCAGTGCGAGAAGCGACTCGGGCCGACGAACTCGACGAGCGAGATCACGGCCAGCAGGGGGTCCTTGCCCCAGCCCTTGAGGCGCTGCAAGACGCCCTTGCGGTGTGTGAACCGGCCGTTCTCGTCCACCGCGTACCAGTGGAGGAGGAAGCGAAGCTGCTCGCGCGTGAAGCGCCAGGGGCCGCCGTCCTCGGCCTTCAGATACTCCGCGCACCACCCGGCGATCTGCCATCCGAGCGTGCGCGTCGGCAACGACCAGGAGCCGTCCGGCTCGCGCCTCCACGTAGGCCCGAGGAACGTAGGCTCAAGTCTTTCGATGTCCTCGGCCGCGAGCGCGGGGGGAGCCTTCGGCATACGGCTCACCTCCGGCGCTACTCGGCGAGTCCGAGATCCTTCTTGTAATCGGCGATGGCGAGCACGGCCGCCGACTGCTCCTCCGGCTCCGGCTCGTGCAGTTCGATGCGCACGCGGCGCCGGTCGCCCTCGGCGACGAGGAGTCGCTCAAAGGCGGAGTAGATGGTCTGAAGCATCTGGCCGGACCTTTTTCCTGACTTCTTGTAATAGGAGAGGTCTTCGCACAGCGAGTAAGCGAAAGCCCAGTCGCTGTTCTGGTAGAAATCGACCTGCCCACTCGACTTGAGGGAATCCCAGAGGCGACGGGAAATCGGATGCCAGTCGCGGTCAGCGTTTGGGATTTTCACGTCACGCAGAACACCCTTGGTCACGGACTGGACTTCTCCGCCCTTGCGCTCTCGGGGGCGGGCGAGATCTGCCTCGCGGCTCGGCACAGGGCCAGGCATCGCGTCCACCTCCGTTCAGGTTTGAGGCCCCGGAGACGGAGAGCGGTCTCGGGGGCCGGCGCGAGCTCAACAGGCATGCGGCCTGGAGCTCCAACGCGGTCACAGGAGGCCCGGGTGATCCTCGGTCCTGCGGAAGCGGCGCGCGTTCCGCCTGCGAACGGCGGCACTGGCCACCGCGCCCTCGCGAGAGGACTTGACCCGGTGATGCCACCCGCAGAGCGATTGAAGGTTGGCTTCTCGATGGTCGTCACCGGGCTTGATGTGGTCCACGTCCGTGGCGATCTCAGGGCACCGCACGCCGTATTGGTTTCTGGCCGTGCATTGGTTTCTGTCCCGCCGAAGGACACGGGCGCGGATTTGTGGCCAGTTCGCTGGCAGGCGGTCTCTTCGACTTGAGCTTGACCAGCCCATCGAACCCCCTTGAAATCTTGAAGAAGGGGGCTGATGGCAACGGCGGATAGGTCCTGTAGGTAGACCTAAGAGGCTTCGCCCGGTGGGCCCCGAAGGGGGCCCATTGAGAAAGTCATAATGCCAAGCGCGAAAGCCTTCTACTTGTATATACGGAGCCCGCAGGCGTTTCCGGAAAGACTCAACGGTGTGACGGTGGTCACGTCAGCCCGAAGGGTCGGCGAGGGCAAGCTAGCTTCAAGTCTTGCAAAGAGGTCACACTATGTCGTAGGTTCCGTGGCACCGTAAGCAAACGACCCCGGGTCACAGGTGCAGGCACACCTCGCCGGGGTCGTCGACACCGAGAGGGGTAACTCTCGATGCGCGTGCATCGTAACCGGCACGACTGCGCCTTCGTGGTCATGCCGAACCAGGCAGCCAGGCACAAGAAGCTGTCCCTGACCGCCCGCGGGCTCCTGGTCACTCTGCTGTCCATGCCCGACGAGGCGAAGGCCACCGTCGAGAGCATCACCGACGCCGTCGACGAAGGCCGACAGGCCGTCTCCAAGGCGTTCCGACAGCTCGAAGACGCGGGTTACCTGCGCCGCGAGCGCTACCAGCACCCCGAAACCGGACGCTGGTGCACCCAGACACACGTCTCAGACCTTCCGAGCAACCACATTCCGGCGGCCGGTGAGCCGGGTACCCGGTCAGTCGGCGGATCTCCCAAGGGAGTAAAGAACCGGGTAAAGAACCTCCTCCCCGGACCCTCCGTTGAGTGCGAGGGCGCCGAGCAGCGCGAGGCCCGCGAGGAGGAGGGGAGAGCCTCTGGCGAGAAGAGCGACCAGGGCACTCCGGCTGAGGGCGAGACGGGCAAGGCCGCATCGACCCTGGCTCGCCTGGCTGACGCCGACCATCGCCTCAAGCTCAGCACGAGCGAAGTCCTCCGCCTCACTCCGCTCGCCGCTGTTTGGCTCACGGAGGGGCACAGTTCCTCGGAGATCGTCACCGCCTTGACCACGCGCCTGCCAGAGACTGTCGACTCCGCCGCCGCACTGGTCTCGTATCGGCTCAAGAACCAGATGCCAGCCAAGCCGAAGCCGAGGCCGAAGCCCGCTCCGGACACACGTGCTCGTTGCGAAGGCTGTGGCGCCGTCTTCCCGCAGGGGCGGACCGGAACGGTTTGCGGCTCCTGCCGCGACGAGGAGGACAGCGCCACCATCCGTGGGGACCTGGGTACTCCGGCCCCGGCCATGGCAGTGCCTCCGGAGCCTTCTGCCGTGAGTCCCGAGGCGGCTGAGCTCCTGGCCGCGATCCGCCAGCGGCGCGACAGCGGGGTTGTGGCCAAGGGCAAGAAGTGCCGCCCCGTCCTCGCCGCTGCCTGACAGCCACCGCGTAGCAGAAAGGCAGACATATGTCTCCCATGCACATGCCCTGGTACGCCCGCTCGGTGTTCACCGCTGGCAGGCCCCTCGTCCTCGTCGCCGCCCTCGTCATGTCCGTCCCCGGAGAGATCCGGATGGCAGAACTGGCGGGCTGGCACGGCTGGATCACCTGGCTCATGCCAGTGTCGATCTCCGCCTACGCCGCCTGCGCCGCCGTCATCTCCGACGTTCGCCGTCGAGCCAAGGCGCCCGGCCGCGTCACTGCCACCATCGGTGCAGGTCTGGCACTGGGCTTGGCACTCGCGGCTCAGGTGGTGGCACACCTGATCGACAGGGGCTACATGGCAACGTCGGCCGTTCTGGTTGCCGTCGTCTCCGCCGTGCCGCCGCTCGTCGTGGCACACATGCTCCACATGGCAGCGACACCGCCGGCCTCGGTGACAGCGGAGCAGCGTATCGCCGAGCTGGAGGAGTCTCTCCTTCTCATGGCACTCCAGCTCGGCGAGGCCCTCGACCTCGAAGGGCGAGTGCTCCTGTCGAAGATCCACGGCGTCAAGAACAGCCTCGACGAGCTGACGCAGGCGGCCGAGGAACTGGCACAGGAGAACGAGGATCTGGCGGAGGAGATCGCCGAGGAACTGGCAGTGGCCAAGGTGACGGAGCGCGCTCCCCGGCAGAAGGCGCGTGCCAAGAAGGCTGTGCCTCTCGCCGTCGTGAAGGAGGCCGTTGCCGCCATGAAGGCAGAGGGGGCGAAGGTCTCCGGACCGGCACTGGCAGACAGGCTTGGGTGCTCCGTCCGCTCTGGCTACCGGTACCTCGGCGAGGTCCAGGCAGCCTGACCTGCCGCTCCAACACTGGTCAACGCCTTTATCGGTAAAGCACTTGACTGGTCAAGGCGTTGACTGGCATCCTGGCGGCATGGCAGAACACGAAGCTCTCATCTTCGAGTACACGATCGTCGGCCCCGACCTCCAGCTCATCGACGGCCGGGAGATCGCCGCCGGCATCGCCGCGGACTGGACGGGGACCGCTCACGACCTCGCCCGCGAGATCCTCAAGCGCTGGCGAACCGACCCCCCGGCCGAGCACGCTGAGGAACACGTCATGGCGGTGGAGGTGACCGGCACGAACGGTACCTACGCCGCAGTCGACGACCCCACGCCAGTCGAGCCTTCCGTGCACGCTCTCGAAGTGGCCATTGAGGCGAAACTCATCGCTGACCACGTGGCGGAACAGGCCGGCAAGGATCTGGCGGAGGCAATGCGCAACGCACACCGGGCAGGTCTGTCGAAGAATCGCGTCGCCGATAAGGCGGGCCGCGTCATGTCCCGCCCGACAGCACTCAAGGCGCTGAAGGGGTGACGAAGAGAGGCTGAAGGCCCGCTTTCTGCACGCGTCGCAGCCCCGTTTGCCCCGGTGGCAGGCGGGGCTGCGACCACTGGTCGACCCCGGAACCGTGGCAGAATCCGAGCTGCTAAGACGTGGCGGTCCGGCTCTTCGCCTCCAGGGGGTCACCCCCCACCCCCCAGAGGGAACCGCGTACGCGCGCGGCGCGCGGAGCCAAGGAACGCGCGCACATCGCGCACTGAATCCCTAGGAACCGGCCCTGACCTGCGAATACGCCAACGGGATTGCAATAGTTGATTCTCTTGGGGTAATGTTCTTCCTGTCGCCGCAACGGGACGCCAGCCGCGAGGCAGGTGGAGCAGAGCGACGGCACGCCACTCGAAGCGATTGCAAGAGTTGCGAAACACGATTCCGATCCGCTAAGATCGGAATCACCGCCGAACGGAACACCCGGGCAGCGGTCAGGACAAAGGGATTGCCTGGCCGACCGGCTTTCAGGGCGGATCGCAGCGAAGCATTTGATAGAGTTGCGAAAGATGACCGAGGCCCGCTAGGGTCGGAGTCACCGCCAAGCGGGAGACCGCGAGGCACCAACACTTCCCCGGCCGATCGGCTTACATGCCGCGACTGGGCAGCGAAACCACCGTCCCGTTACCGCCGTGAGGCAGGCAGCGGGGGTGAAGGATGGGCGACCACGGCCCTGAAGCTGGAGCGAGCGTAGGTAGGGCATCCTGCTGTCTGATGTGAGCGAAGGTGGATGGCGACGAGAACCCCGTCGGGTACAGCCACCCAGGTGAAAGGAACGTTGCCCGTACCGGTCTATCCAGCCGGTAGCGGTCGGGCGCCGCATCCAACTGACGTAACTCGCTGTGCCGGTCCGTGGGATGCCCTGCGGTCTGGTGTCCAGGGGGTCGGAAGGATCGGTAGGCGGGAATGTGACTGCGGTGTCCAGGGCTCACCGTCCATCATCGGACGGCCGGAAACGGGTCGAGAACTTCGGAAGCGAGGTGATCGGAACGGGAACGGCTTCGAAGATGGGCGGTGAGATGAGGTACTGAGCGGGCCTCACCCACCAACCGCTCAAGTTGAACATCCGGCCACTGGCCGGAGCCTCCCGGCGCCACAGGGCGTAGGTGCGAAGCCACCGGGAGGCGCCATGATCGCGAAACGTTTGTAATAGTTGACGCGACGTGATCGAGTCGCTTCACATTCGGTGGAGCGTCACGCCGCCGGGTGACCGCCTGGCATCGACGAAGGGGAGAAACATGAAGACGGGCATGCAGGGCGTATCTCTGGCGAAGGTTCCGAGTGGTTACCAGCCGTCTGTGGAGGAGTGGATCGAGAACCTGACCAGCCGACTCGAATTGGTCGCCCGGGAGCTCGACGCCGCCCGCGTTGAGCTCGCGGTTCGACGCGAGTCCGAGGACGAGATGGCGCGGGTCGCCCTGGAGGTTGCGTTGGAGAACGAGGTGCTCCGCCTGGTGGTCGGCGAGCTGGGTGGCGTGCTGGTTCTGGGCGTCTGACCTGCGAGGCGTTTGTAATAGTTGAACAGTGGTGCTCCGGGTGAGTCCTGGAGCACCACCCGATGCGAGGACAGACATGAACCGGATGCCCGTGCCGACAGAAGCGGCCCTTGCGAAGTACGCCGCCTGCCTCGACGAGGCGCACCGATCTTGGCCCTCATGGCGCGATGCCTGGAGTGATGGGCCCACACACGTCGAGATGTTCTGGTGGCACCACGATTCCGCCGGATGGATCGGTGACAAGTCGAACTTCGAGACCGCCCGCGATCTGATTCGCGAGGCCGCTGACGAAGGTTGCTTGGACACCGAGACTTCGGACGAGCACGTTTGCGAGCTCGGGCGCGGGTCGAGCGCCTGGGACGTTGGTCAGCTCTTCGTGCAGGTCTACGAGGGTGGCTGCGATGACGACTGCCCCGGCACGCACACCGACGAGTGCCCGTCGCACTGCGATGCCTCGGTGGGCATCTGCGAGGGGTACGAGTGCGAGGGCGACTGCCACGGCACCCGCACCTACACCGCAGCCTTCCGCACGGCCGTCGCCCTGGCCGAGTACATCGAGCATGAGCACCCGTTCCTCAACGAGGACGACTACTACGAACAGCGCCGCGAGGAGTTCGAGAAGAACCTCGCCGAGGTGCTCCAGGACATCAAGCTCCACTACCCCTACGACTCCGAGGCCGACCACCAGAGCACCGTCGAGCACGCCTCCGAGCGGCTCTGGGACCTCTCGGACTACGAGCCTGACGGTTATGCGGACTGGGACGACGCCCGAGAGGCGTACGACTACGGCCGCACCGAGCACTTTTTGAACCTTGGGCGCGAGTTCATGCGCAACGAGATCCCCGGTCAGCTCGCCCTCATGGCCTGACCCATCCCCTGATCTGCCGCCCCTCCCTGGCCTTCCCCCTCATAGGGAGGGGCGGCTTCCCCTGCGATTGCGAGGACACATGTCTGCCACCGCCCGCCCTTACGAGGTGCGCGTCTGGAACGAGGTCGCCGATCTCCTGGGCCTGTGGGAGGTCGAGCCGGACGGGCCCGGCTTCCTCGTCACCCACGACCACCGTGAGGAGACCCGCTTCGCCACCGAGGACGAGGCCCTGAGCTTCGCCCGGCTCGGAGCTGAAGCGCTCGTCGAGACTTCCCGCCGCGACTGCCCCTGCGAGGGCGACCCCGACTGCGGGGTCTGGGAGCCGCACGGCATCTCCGTCCAGGAGGTCGCAGGCGAGCTCTCCCTGATCACCCCGCCCCTTCTCTGCCTCTAGCCACACAACCCCCTGGAGCAACACACCATGCGTGCCTTCAAGCGCCTCGCCCTCCCATGCCTGACTGCGGTGAAGTCTGCGGCGAGTCACATGCCGGCCGTCCTCTCGTGGCTGAGCCGGGCCCTGAATCCGTGGGGTGCACTGCGGATTGAGCGGCAGACCACGGCGCTCTACATGGCCCTGGCCACCGATGCGGTGGAGATGGCTGTCGACCGTCTTGGCCAGTACCGCTCTGCGGCCTGCGATCTCGCGGATCTCTTCGACGACGGGATGCTGGCCAGCCACATAGCCGACAAGCTGACCTGCTCGGAAGCCGAGTCGCTCGCGGACTTCTTCCGCGCCGTCGACCATCCGCATGTCGCCGATCTGTGGCTGGAGTGTCACGCCGAGGGTGACGACGACGAGGACGACCTCCACTACCAGGGGGAGCGGTCTGAGCTCGCCCTCGTGGCCTGACGGGGGATCGGACATGTCCACATGTGACTTCTGTAGCCTGCCTGGTGCCCGCTGGCTGTACGTCCCGCAGGACCGCGCTCACGTCGCCCTGATGAGCGACGACGGGGTAGTGACGCCGCTCCCGAACGACGGCCGGTGGCGGGCCTGCGACCTCTGCTCCGACCTCGTCGACACCGACGACATGGCCAGGCTCATCGAGCGCTCCCTCACCACTCTCCGAGTGCTCGGGGCTCCGGTGCCGGACGGCGGCCAGCTCCTCGAAGACATGGCCATGGTCATGATGGCGAACTTCGCAACCGTACTGGCCGGGCGCCCCACCAAGGAGCACCTGTGATGGAGCACTCCCCGGCCTGGACGTATGACCTCTATATCTGCGAGTCCGTTGGCGACAAGCCGGAGGAACACGGCGACTCGTGTACCTCGTGGCGTCACGGCGGCACGTGGCTGGACTACGGATTCCGCGCCGCTTATCGAGAGGCGGCACGCCAGGGCCACGCCTACGTCGAGACGACCAGCCCACACAACGGGGCTACGGCCATCGGATTCGAGCACCTCGATGGCGGGGGCCTGTGCGAGCTGTGTGGCCCTACCACCGGCCGACGCGGTCCGTGGACCCGCACGCCATCCAACCGTCAGTTCCTCTGCGACGTGTGCGGCCGGGAACTCCAGCAGGTATTTGACGACCTGCACAAATCACTTGGCGTCTCCCGGAGCCGTGACGTGCGGCCTGTCCTCGAAGACGCCGACGAATTCTGACCCATGCGAAGGCGAAACCTCCGAAAGGAGGTCGGCGGGAGGTGGTTCCTCCCCCCTGATGATGCCAGCCCGCATCAATTCACTGAGGAGTTTTCCATGAAACAGCTTGTCAACGCGCTCGTCGAGAGCTCCCTTGCCGGGGCATTCGCTGCCGCCTGTTGGGTCCTGATCGACGTGGACCCGAATCTGTGGCAGTTCACGGCCTCAAGCGTCGCCGCCTTCGTTGCCCTGGAGTCCGTCAGGTCGCTCCGCCGCCACGTCGAGCGCCGCGCCGTCCAGAGCTGACCCCCTTGCCGCCGGGGCGAGCGACATCACCCCGGCGGCCCCAACCGAACGCGAGGAACAACATGAGCACCACTTTGTCCACCGGCATACAGCCAAGCGTGTGGATCGGCTGTCTGGCCTGCTACAACGCCGGCCGCCTGGTGGGCGACTGGTACGACGCCGACACCGCCGACCTTGTCACCCCGGAAGACCTGCACGGCCGCGAGACCAACCATGAAGAGCTGTGGGTCATGGACCACGAGGGATTCTGCGGAGTCCTCGAAGGCGAGTGCTCGCCGTCCGAGGCGGCTGAGCTCGCGGAGGTCCTGGCCGACCTGTCCGAGGACGAGGCCGCGCCGTTCTCGGCCTGGGTCGAGGTGTATGGCGAGCAGTCCGAACGGGCCCACTGGGTCGAACGGTTCCGTGAGGAGTTCCGCGGATTCCACAAGAACGAAGGGCACTTCGCCCAGGAGTGGGCCGAGGACACATCCCAGCCGGAGGACCAGGCGCGCATGCAGGTCTGGCCGTTCAACGCCATCGATTGGGACTATGCCGCCCAGGAGTTGTTTAGCGGCGGATTCCACTCCGAGGACGCTCCTGGCGGCGTGTACGTCTTCTGCCCGCGCTAACACCCTAGCAAGAAGAGTGACCATGAATTCCCAGACACACGACAAGACACTTGCCAAGATCCGCGCCATCCTTGCGAAAGCCGAGGACCCGGCCGCATCCCCCGAAGAAGCACAAGCGTACTTCGCCAAGGCCGCCGACCTGATGTCCAAGTACGGCATCGAGCGGGCCATGCTCGCCGAGAAGGCACCCGAGACCGACAAGCCTGCACAGCGCGTGCTCTACATCAAGGGGACCTACCTTCTCGACCGTACGTTCCTGCTCGGCTCCATCGTCAAGGCCCTCGGGGGGCAGAGTATCCGTTGGCGGGTCTACGACCGCGAGTCGGGCAAGTACGTCCAGAAGTTCAAGATGTACGGCTACGAGTCGATGCTCGAACGCGCCGAGATGCTCTACACCTCCCTCCTGCTCCAGGCGTTCAACGGGATGAAGCAGGGGCGGCCTCAGCCTGGAGAGTCGACCACCAGTTACCGCAAGGCGTGGCTGACGGGCTTCCGCTACGCGGTCAAGAAGCGCCTTGAGCGGGCCGAACAGGTGGCCGTCGAGGAAGCGGACCTCACTCTCCCCGGCGGCTCGGCATCTACCGCGCTGGTCCTTGCTCAGCGCGAGGACACAATCCGGGCGATCTTCACCGCCCAGCACCCCAAGGTCCGCCCCGCCGCCAAGCGCAACCTTCGCGGAAGCGGCTGGCGGGACGGCGACTTGGCCGGCCAGCGTGCGGACCTCGGCTCGAAGCGCCTGAACGACGCGCGCAAGTCCGCGCTCGCGTCGTAGCCGCGCCGCCCGGTGAACACCGAACTGTGCGTCGAGTGCGGCCACGTGCCCGAGCTGCTCGACGAAGACCTGACCTGCGGCCCGTGCCGTATCCGAATCCACCTGGGAGTACCCGTGCCCGAACCGATGAAGCCGTGGACCGTAGCGGCCCTGCACGACGAAGACAGTCAGGAGCTCTTGATCGCCGGGATCTTCCCGGGCCACCACGGCGAACAGAGCAGCAGCTTCTACTCGACGCACAACCTGTACCGCTTCACGCGGCTCGTCGAGGCGCCCACGGCTGATGACGCAGAGGCATTGGTGGAGAAGCAGTTCACTGCGGCCCTCGTCGAAATGAGCCGCGAGGCTGACGAGGTGGCGGCGTGAACAAGATCGTCAAGTTCCCTGTCGAGATCGTCACGCACGGCGAGATCGAGATCGACATCGACGTACCCGACGAGTTCCTCGACGAGGACGGCGACGTGTGCGACGAGGACGGCCTTCGCGACTGGCTCAACGACAACGAGAACGAGTGGTACGAGCTCGTGCCGCCCTTCGAGGAGATCCAGTCCAAGGAAGTCATCGAGATCGCCAACGTCTACTAACCCCGCCGGAGAACCACATGAAAGACCGCGTCAAGCACCTCGTGAGCGAACTGGACGAGGCCGTCAAGAACATGCGCCAGGAACCCGAAGAGGGCCACTCCTGGCCGTGGGAGGACGAGCACGTGGCGGGCCTGAATCTCGCCGACGCCGCCGAAGCCCTGATCCTCGCGCTTCCCACCGACACCTGGCCGGCCTCGTGGTTCGAGGAGGAGTCGAGGGCCCCCCGAACCCCGCTCAGCAACTACGAGAAGCAGCTCGTCTCCGAGCTCATCGACCGCCTCAACCTCTGATCTCTCACACGCAGACGGCGCCTGCTCCTCCCCGTTGGAGTCGCGGAGGGGCGGGCGCCGCCCGAAAGGATACCCATGAGCCACGACGCCACCTACCCGTTCCCCGAAGGGGACCTGCACGTCACGATCATCGCCGCGAAGTCCAGAAGCGCGTACTGGGGCGACCAATGGCAGGTCCGCCCCGAGGCCCGGCTAGCGATCAGCTCCTCGCTCGACGAGAAGGGCGAGCCCGGCTACGTGAAGATCCGCGGGCGCAAGTACCGCGTGGCCTCGCGCCGATCCCGTGTCCACGCCCTAACCGAAGCCGCCATGCGCGAGAACAGCAACGACCCCGACCTCTGGCAGCGGGAAACCCCCCTACGTCGGCAGGAGTTCGCGAACGAGCTGGACCGAGGGGTCGGGGAATCGACCGCTGCCCGCACCCGGCTGAACCAGATGGTCACGGAGGCCGCGATCCGCTTCGAGGCCGACCATCCGGACTGGCGGCTCGTCAGCGAGCGGCTGGAGCTGGAGGGCGAACTAGACGGAGCCGAAGCGGTCGTCAGCGGAGCCCGCGATGCGCTGCGAAAGGCCGAAGCCCGCGCAGCCGACCTTCGCGCCCGAATCGCCTCCTACACCGCCTGAAGGTCCCCTGATGCTGCACATCGTCAACACCGCCGAGGACGCGCCAGTTGGCACCTACGTGGTCCTGACCTATCTCTCCGACCACTTTCACGGCCGCGTCAAGCGCCACCTGTCCCACCAGGGGGAGATCCGCTTCGACATCGAGCCGACCCCCGGCCGCTGTACGCGACCCATCGCCGGGGCCGTGATCAAGCCCGGCTTCCTGGTCGTCGACCCCAGCCCCTTTGAGCCGTGCGGAGGCTGCCAGCGCCGCCGTCAGCGTGAAGCCCGCACCCACTGACCACCCGATCTGAGGAAGACCATGATCCCTGTAGCCGTACCTCGCCGCATCACCCTTGTTGTTCGCTGGGAAGCCAGCGCCGAAGGCGTTTCCTACGACCTGCCATCGATGATCTGCACGGTACCTGTGCCAGCCGACCTCCACGACGACGAGGTACTCAACCTCGCCCACCGCATCACTGCCGAGCGTGTGGCCGACGCCTACCCCCATGGCCCCGATAGCGATGAGCCGATTGAGCCGAGCTGGGTGTTCGAGGACGACGCTCTGTGTCTGGTCGAGGCCGTCTTCGAGGGAGAGCCCGCCCTGATAGGCGCCTGGGCCCACTCGACGGTGATCTGACATGACCACAATTACCCGCCCGCGCTCCTTCGCACGGCTCGACACGGCCGGGGCACTCGGAACTCCCGAGGAGTCAGACCTCACAGGCAAGACACCGGAAGAGCTCGCCGAGATCGCGGCCCCCTGGCCCGCCGAGTGGCTCTTCCCTCCGGAGCCATGGGAGGCCGAGCGAGTCATCAACCTCTTTGCAGGACCCGGTGGTTGGGACGTTGGTGTACGCGATGTGCTGGAGTACGACCTCGACACCGTTGGCGTCGAAATGCACAAGGACGCCTCCGCAACCGCTTCCGCAGCCGGATTCCGGCGCATCACCGCAGATGTCCGCTCCCTCGACCCGAAGCACCCCGCGCTGCGCTGGGTCGTCGGCCTGGTCGTCTCGGCGCCGTGCCAATGCTGGTCCCCGGCCGGCAAGAGAGCCGGGCAAGACCCGCGCAATCAGGAACTCCTCCTAGACGTGTTCACCATGGCCTTCGAGGCCACCTTCGGGCACTGGCACGACAGTGGAGAGTGCAGTCCCTGCGAGTGGGCAGACCACTGCCTGATTTGTAGCAACCCCGACTGGGATGGCTACGCAGGCTTCACCGGCCCTCTGCTCACCCTGGACGAGGTCCGCGCTCCCATAGCCCAGATGACGGACGAGCGGATCGGCCTGCTCGCCGAGGTGCTGATCTGGGCGCTCACCCTGACTGCGCAGTGGGACAACCTCCGCTGGCTGGCCATGGAACAGAGCTCAGCTCTCCCAGAGACGATCCTCGACGGGATACGCGAAGAGCTGTGGTCGGCGGACTGGTGCAGCGCCGAGTACCGCGTACTGGACGCCGTCGACTACGGACTGGCCTCCCGCAGGAAGCGCGTCTTCCTCATGGCCGCCCGCCACTCCTACGTCGACATGGCCGCTCTCACCCCCGCCGAGCCCCTGCCGACCACCACGGCCGCCGATGCCCTCGGCTGGCCGGAGGGCATCAGCGTCAATACCAGAGGCGTCCGAAAGACGGCGGGCGGCAACTGCTGGAGCGCGGACAAGCCCGCGACTGGCATCACCTCGAAGATTCGCGGCTGGTACTGGGAGCACAACAAGGACCGGAAGTTCAGCCTCGACGAGGCCGCGCTCCTGGTCGGGTTCCGCAACGGCTACCCGTGGACTGGCTCACGGTCGAGCTGCACGCAACAGATCGGCGACGTAGTCGCCCCACCGATGGGCGCCGTCGTCATCGGAAGCCTCCTCTCCCACCACTGGGAGAAGCCCTTGCGGCGATACCTCGCCGACATCTACGCCCACACCCCTGCCGAGCCCGAGCACACGCTCGCCGCCTGACCGATCGAGAGAACATGCGCGCAAACCTCCTGCTCATGCACTACGCCCGAAGCCCCTTTGACTGTCCCGTCTGTGAAGCGGACCGCCTCACCTCCATGGCCGATGCCCGAGCCGGCATCTGTACCGCCTCCGGCGTCGCCATCGACGACATCGACCCCGCCACCGGCTACGACCACTCCCGACGCGGATACGAACGGGTCCGCGCTTCCTGGGTCGACCTGATCTGCCAGCACGGTGCCAACGAGTTCCACGAGATACGCGACATCGCCGAAGTCCGCTCCTACTGGTCCGAGAAGCGGCCCGAGTTCACCGACGGCGACGACTGGCTGACCGAGGCGTTCGAAGCCCACCGGCAGTTCATCGCCGAACTCGGCCGACCGTGCCGCCGCTCCACCTGTGACATCCACTTCCCCGTCCCCACGGCCTGAAAGCAAGGACCGACATGACCGAGATCATCGCGACCACCGACGACGGACGCTTCCGCGTCAGGCTCGCCACCGACGAACACGCCACCAACCCTCGCCACGACTACGACCACCTAGCCCACGTCATCACCGTCGACACCCACCTCGGCCAGTACGAACCCGTTGACAAGGACGGCGGCCCGCTCGCCGAAGCGTGGAACCGCGTGAGCTGGAACCGCTGGAAGGGCATCGAGACGTTCACCCGCTGGGCCAGCATCTTCCACAACGCCATCGTTATCGAGTCCCGCCCGGCACACGGCCCAGTCTCCCTCTGGTACCTGATGCGCGAGGACGCCGAAGACCTTGGAATGCTCCCCGAGGGGTACCTCGACGCCGAGCGCAAGGAGTACGAGGCGTGGGCCGAAGGCGACGTGTACGGCTACATCGTGGAGGAAGCCGTCGACTGGGTCCGGGCCGACGATGAGGGCGAGACCATGTCCACCTGGGAAGAGGTCGACTCGTGCTGGGGCCACTACGGCTACGAGTGGGCCACCGCCGAAGCCCGCCGGGCCCTGGCCTTCTACGTCGGGAAGCGCCAGGTGGTCGCGGCATGAAGACGCGCACCGAGCCCATCACACTGTCGGACGGAGCCACGATCCGTGTGCGAATCGAGCGCGGCCCGACCGGCGACACCATCCTCCACGAGGACTACGCCCGCCACCACGACGCCAGCGCGATCTACTGGCGCGGCCACCAGCTCTACCTGGTCTGGGAAGACCAGCTCCACCCCATCGAGCACCCTCAGTTCAAGCTCGCCACCACGCTCGACGAAGCCGCCGAGACGGCCCTCGCCTTCTTCGCCAAGTGCGCCGAGGACACGATCACCCACGCACGAGAACACGGCATTCCTGTAGAGGCGTGCTACTCACAGAGCTGATTGTAAGAGTGTAACTAAGGCGAAACCTCCCGAGAGGAGGTCGTCGCGGGAGGCTCCCGCGGCCTGAAGAGCCAGCCAGTAAGGAGGACACCATGAGCAAGAACCCTGGAGCCGCTGAACCGGACCACGTACCGCATACGCAGGAGATCGGAGAGCTCAGGGCGGGCCAGCGGGTAACGGTGACGGGTAAGGACACTCGCGGCTACAGCGTCACCCGAACCGGCCGCATCCTGGCCGCCCCGAGGAAGGTGATGGCGCAGGACTGGGGCAAGCGCGTCAAGCGTTGGCGCCTGCATGTCTCCGATGAGCCGGACGCCATGCCGGCGCACTCGAACTCGGTGGCCACACCCCTGAACGCCACGGCCGAACTCCTCCCCGACGCGTGACGCACCAGATGCGGAAGCGGCCCGAACAGCGCTGGCAATGCCTCCACTGCCGGGCGGCATTCCTCGACCCAGAGCGCGCGAAGGAGTCCCAGTTCGCATGCCCCGGCCACCAGCTCGTTCACGGGCTCCTCGGCCGCCGCGAACACGTCTTGTACCCCACGTGGGCGAAGGACCGGAGCTGCGAAGCGTGGAGTTGCCCGGACCCCGACCCTGCCCACGACTTCCATGGCCCCGACCCCTACTGCGACGAACCCTCCTGCGGTATCTGCCTGCACGACTGCGACTGCGATGTGTGCGAGGGGCGAGTGCATGCCCCCGGCCTCCACCGCCTCGTCGACAGCCGAGAAACCTGAACCGAAAGGAAGCCCAGCTCATGAAGACCTACTTGATCGGACTCGCGGGCGCCGCCCGCTCCGGCAAGGACACCGCAGCGACCCACCTCGCCCGCGCCGGGTGGGAGCGCAAGGCGTTCGCCGACCCCGTGCGCGAGGCGCTGTACCGCCTCAACCCGGTACTGATCGACCCGCTCGGCGAAGCTGGCACAACGACCGTTGCATACGAGGTCGACAACCACGGCTGGGAGTACGTGAAGAGCGAATTCCCGGAGGTGCGCGGCTACCTCCAACGGTGCGGCACTGAGGTCGGACGGCGGACGCTGGGGGAGGACGTGTGGGTCGACACCCTGTTCCGCGACTACGAAACCTGGGATCGCCCGACAGTGATCACCGATGTGAGGTTCCCGAACGAGGCGCGGGCCATTGAGAGTCGAGGCGGCCTGGTGGTGCAGGTGGTCAGGCCAGGCCGGAGCCCCATTCAGGAGTCGGCCCACATTAGCGAGCGAGCTCTCGACGGGTGGTCCTTCGACGCCCAGCTCGTCAACGACGGCACGGAGGCCCAGCTCGGGCGCCGAGTGACGAACCTCGTCGCCGCACTGTAAGAGTTGATGCACCCCGGTGATTGATATAGTGTCTCAGGCGAGAGAGAGGGAGATCGTGACCAGCACTACGACATGCCTGATTGAAGAACCGGCCGTCCTTGATGCACTCCCGGCCGGCATCGAGGTTCGAGACGCGGATGGCGACACCGGAACCAAGACGCGAGATGGCGCCTGGAAGGTCGCAGGCTTCCCCTGGGGCCTGGACCCCGACTGGTTCACCTTCCCCGTCCGGGTGGTCCGTCCGACCAGGGAGACCGCACAGCTCGTCACTGACCTGCGTGAAGCGGGGCGAGTGCCTGCGATCATGGCCGAGCTGCGAAGCATCGTGGGTGAGATCCAGAACCGGTTCGAGAAGCAGGTAGCGGATCTCGACGAGATCCGAGACGAGAACGGGGACGTGCCCCACTCGCGCCTCACCGAGTTGGACGAGCTCATGGACGACATCCACGAGGAGGACTCCGAGATGCTCGCGGCCGTCCTGGAGCGGCTGGAAGCCCTCGTCGGCTCCGGCCAGGGCGGCGCATGAGGCTCACTCCCCGCCGGGAGGAGATCGACGCGGTGAAGGCGCTCTTGGAGGACGACTCCTTCGAGAGCGCCGACCAAATGGCCCGAACCCTGATCAAGGAAGTAGCCGGCATCCTCCAGATGCGCGACTGGATCGCTCTCGTGCACACCTGGAAGGACGGGAGCCGGGGGCTCAACTGGGCCCCTTTCGGCAACGAGGCAGAAGCCAGGTCGTTCGCCTCGAAGCTCGCGATCGGGGGCACCGGTCGCCTCGTCAAGCTCCACAGCCCTGGCGTGATGCTTGCCAACACCACCGGCAAGAAGGGCTGGAAGGGCTACTGCCAGCACCCCGAGTGCGGTCACGCCCCCTTCACCCACTCCGCAGCCAGCGCCGCACGAGGCGCATGTCAGATACCCACCTGCCCGTGCGCCAAATTCCAGAAATGAGGACAGCAGGCATGACCATCAGAGCCGTCGCCTTCAGTAAATGCCGGTGCGGAAAGGAGCGCGGCTACGACGACGAGCGAACCGCCGAGAAGGCACTCGGACGTGCCCAGGCCAAGCGGGACCGAGCAGGGGCCCGAAAGGGCACCCGCCGCGGCCTGTACCGCGAGAACCGCTTCTACGAGTGCGACTACGGCATGTGGCACCTCACCTCACAGTCCCGCGCTGAGTACCTCGGGGCCGCCGCATGAAGCACAGCGAGAAGGCGCTTGCCAACGGCTGGGGCTGGGTCCTTGGAGTATCGGGTCAGGAATGCCGGGTGTACTCGCGCCCCGCCCAGCAATCTCCGGCGGTTGACCCGGCGGAGGTGCTCGGACGGGCCGCGAAGCTGCTCGGTGTGGAGGATCTGGAGCAAGTGCCGGCAGGCATCCGGCAGCTCCGGGACGACCGCGAACAAGCCCTCGCCTCTGCCGATACGGCATGGCGTGCCGTGCGCACAGCCAGCCAGGTGACCTGGCGCTGATGCAGGGCGGGAGCAACCGGTTGCTGACGCCGGAAGAGGTAGCCGACTGGCTCAAGGTCAGCGAGATCACCGTCAAGAACAAGTACCGGACGTGGGGACTCAAGGCCCAGAAAGTGGGCCGCCTCCTCCGGTTCCGTGAACGCGACATCGTCACGTACCTCGATCAGCATTACGGATGATGCACGAGCGTACGTTTAATGAGAGGAGAGCATGTGGCCAGCGTGATCCAGAAGTGCAAGACAGATCCGGCGAACAGGAACCACCCGTGCGAGAAGGTTCGCTGCGGTCATCCGTGGACTGTTCGGTACAGGGAGCCCGGAGGGCGAACCGGAAGGCAGCGGGAGAAGAGTTTCCCCACCAAGAAGCAGGCTGAAGGCCACGGCCTGAAGATGGAGAACGACAAGCGAGAAGGGACCTACCTCGACCCCAAGCGAGGTGCCGTTCCTCTCAAGGTCTACGCCGAGAAGTGGGTGGCGCGCCAGCACCTGGCAGTCGGAACGGAAGGCGTTTACGACCGAGCGTTCCGGCTGCACATCTTCCCCGCCCTCGGTCACCGCCTGCTCTCCACTCTCCGGCCGGAGGACATAGAGACGCTCGCTCGCGAGATGACGGCGGCAGGGCTCACCGCGAACTCCGTCGATGCCTACATGACCCCCCTTCGGTCCGTGTGCAAGGCGGCCGTGAATAACGGTGACATCGGCCGGAACCCGTTTACCGGTGCCAAGCTCCCGAAACTGCCGAGCAAGGCAGTGGACGATAAGCGACTCCCTAACGGGCAGCAGATCCAGGACATCGCGGACGAGTTTCGCCGAGAACTTGCGTTGTCGGTGTGGCTCATGGCCGGGCTCGGGCTGCGTACCGGTGAGGTGCTGGGTCTCAGGGTCGGCGACTTCGGCGAGGACCGCGTACGGGTCCGTCGGCAGATCACTCGGGGGAAGGGCGGCCGGGGACTGCTGGTGGGGCCTCTCAAGCACCGCCGTGAGGGCGACTGGCGGGATGTGCCGCTCCCGACGAACCTCCGTGAGGCTGTGGCCGAGCACGTTGCCACGTACGGCACCGGGCCGGATGGCGCACTGTTCCAGACCGGCACTGGGAAGTACGTTGCCACGTCGGATTTCGCTACGCACTTTCGCAAGGTGGTCAAGCTCCTGGGCCACTCGTGGTCGCCCCACGATCTCAGGCATTGGTTCGCCTCTACGGCACTCAGCAGCGGTCTGCCACTCTTGGACGTGTCCAGGTGGCTGGGACACAGGAACATCAGCGAGACGGCTGATACGTACGGGCATCTGACACCGGACAGCACCGGACGGGCGATCCGGGTGATGGATGGAGCGATTACTCAGCACCGTGCTGGTTTGGTGCTGGATGTGGCCGCATGA